GAGGTAGTAGTAGTTGGTGATAAGGCTTGGGAATATATCTCTTCCCAGCCATTAGGCCCAAACCACTTTAGCTTCCCATTATAAAACCAAAGATGTTCCTTATTAGGTTCAACATTGCTTTCCACAATAGTTACATTTCTCATAACTTATATTGTTTTCATTGTTAATCTATATTGTACTTAATCAGGCCATTATTTAGCCATAAGACATTTTTATCTAAAGGCTCATTACTTGACCAGACTATGTCTCTAATTATTTTCATTTTGTACTATTTGAGCTATTAGACCTATTCTTAGCCTGCCTTAGACTAATCTTGTCTTTAAGCTGGTTATCTTCTCTGTGTTTGTCTTTATCGAATGCCAGCTTCTCTCTGTCCAATTTGAGTCTTTCATCAAATTGTCTCATTTTCTCTAGGAGATTTGCTCTAGCTTCTTCACTAAATTCAGGCTCTATGACACCATCTTCTTCCTTGTTGCTAGCATTGATTTGGGCAATGAGAATCTTAGTTTCATTATCTCTTTGGTTAAGAGCATCTTCTTGCTGCATCTTAGCTTGCTCCAATTGTGCTTTTTGCTCAATTTCTTGCTGCTGTATTTGAGCTTGCTGCTGTTGAGCTTGGGCTTGTCTCTCTTGGATATTTCTCTCATCCTTTTCAACAAGTCTCTGCTTCTCAGCAAGTGAAGATGAACTAAACAGCTCCATAATAGTAGAGAAGGACAATGTTTGATTCTGTAGAGCTGCCTGTGCTAAGGTATCAAGTTTCTGATTAAGCTCTTGCATACCATTGCTGTTGTCTACCACAAGACCATAGTCAGCTTCTGCAAACTCATCTCCATCTATATCCACTATTCTCTGAGAGTTATCAGATAATATATAGGAGAATTTCTTACTTCTGCCTCTTAGTGCAATCTTTGCTGTCTCTAAGAAGCACTCTAATGCTCTCTTCTTGACATCCTCATGAACTACAAATAGCCACTCGGTAATATGAGAAGATTGTAATGTAGCTCTTTCTACTCCACCTACAGTCTCCCTATTACTTACTTGGCCTTCTCTTTGCTTGGTAATGCCAGCAACTTCAGCCATCTCCATCTTGATAAATTCAAGGAGATTGATATACTGCTGTATCTGATTTCCATCAGAAGCTGCAATAACTCCAGTAGAGGCATTATTCAATGCTCCAGCAAGTTTACCTGTAGCAGCACCTATATTACCTTCATTGAAGCTATCTTCAACTGCAAGACCCATTGTCTTTGCATAGTATAGCCACTTCTCCACATCCCATCCTTTAGGTTTCTTGGCAAAGTCAAGTCTAACCAATGACCCCCAGTTCCTAGCTATCAACTTATTCAGTCTATCATGTATAGCATCATACAGATAATTGTATGGCTTCATCATATCTACTAAGCTGAAAGGCCTAGTATCATTAAGGTTATAGATAGAGCCAACTATCCCAAAGTGACACCTTGAAGGATTACTCAGCCTATTATACTGAACTATCCTTGGTCTCATATTGACATAAATGTCAGTACCTATTTTAGTTCCCTCCCATGCCTCGTTGATGTAGAATATCTGCTCTTCCTCTCCAGCATCCTTATCTATAACATAGGTTTCTGGGTAGAAGTTAAATACTTCTTCTCCAGTCTGAGGGTCATAGCTTCTTACTTTCTTAATCCTTCTTCTTGATTTCCAATATACTCTAAGTACTCTCAAGTTTCCAGCCATATCATAAGGTAAGAGAGAGTTATTTACTCCATCATAAGCACCCATAGGGTCCCAAAAGAAGCTCTCAGTACTTATCTCATCACCTATCATATGATTATTGACAAAGCCATATCTTTCATCAATGTTGTCCATTGAGTCTACAGCAGCCTGTCCTACATGGTCAGGCATCTTTTCTATATACTCCATGTCCTTCTTTGTCAACACATCATAGAAAGTATCAATTACTTGTGCAGGAGACCAATAGTCCTCAAGGACTATCATGTCAGCATCTTCTATTCTATTGCTGTAGCCTCCTTTAAATATTCTTACCTTGAGTGGATTGAGTTTCTTAATGATAGGTTCTCCGCCAACTATGTCACATTGGTAGATTTCTTCACCAACTGCCATAGCATCCATGAATCCTTGGTTAAACATAAGGGGGATATTATACTCCTTAATGTAGTGATTAAGGAGGGCATTAGCCCTAATCTCCCTCATATCTTGCCACTCATAGGTATAATAGTCATTTATTCTTTCAAGCTCTTGGTTTGCCTCTTCTTCAGATTGGGCAGTATTTGATACCCATTCCTGTAATCTTTGCAGTAGTTCTTGCTTCTTATTGTTCTCAATCTCTGTAATAGCATTAGGATTGGTTACTACAACCTTAAAGTCAAATACTCTTTTACTTTCCTCACCACTTAACACTCTTAACTTGCTATTGATGATAGGATAGTGCTGTATTCTATCAGGAATAAATCCTGCTTGTAGATTATCAGGATTGAGTATCATCTCAAGGTCACTCATGTGAAGTTTACCATTGAGTAAGTCATAGTTTATTTTCTTATGGATTACAGATTTTCTGACTAAACTATAATTGAAGAAGGTCTTACTGTCTGCCCAATCCAAGTGCTTCTTCCTCCAAGCCTTATTTTTCTTACTAAAGGGGAGTTGCTGTGGAGGCAAATTTATCATTTCATATCCCATATTCTTCAATATATTTGTTGTGCAAAGGTAACTAAAATAGTTAATCTGCACAAGACTATAAATGATTTACTAAGCAATACATCTTATTTTTACTAAATTTACTGCCTGAATCTAGAATCATAGTTTCTCTTGAAGAATGGGTCATTCCCATCATAGCTACTATTAGCTTTTTCTTGCTTCTCTTTGTTAACATCTCCTTGATACCTTATCATTCTATCTTCTCTTAGAAGCATCAACATACCCATAGCAGATATTCTATCAAAGTTACCTTCAGAGTTATAATTGATAAGCTCTTTAAGTAATGCTCTATTCCTCACAGTAAATAGCCTAGGTACTAGTACTTCTTTCTCCTCCCCATCAATAGTCTGCATAATAGGAACTGGAGATAATAGCCAGCTTCTCAATCTGCTTCTTGCATAGGCATTGATAGCAGGAGAGGCATTAGTACCCTTTGATTTATTACCATAGCCTTCCTTCATCATTTGCTTTTCTTTCAAGAAATCTAATACATCAGTAAGTAGGTATAAACTATTCCTTGTAGAGAAGTGAGAAAATAGACCTTTCTTGTTATACTCATAATTTAGCCTGCCATTGTAAAATAAGCACAGCTTTCTACAAATCTCATAATAATCATCTGCATAGAGAGGTCTTCCAGTGTATTCAGCCACTATCCTATCTGTCCATAAGTCTAATACAAAAATTGAACCTAAAGACATAGTATTTGACTCATCATCATCATAAGGGTCAGCCCCTAATATATATCTATCATTAAATGGTTTGCCTGTATTCTTATCAATCTCAGGCATTTGGTATATCTCAATAGCACCCTCAATCTTATTATCCTTATGGGGAAAGTCTCTGATAGGCTGTGCAGAAGTAGGCTTATATTCTATCTGACCTTCTTTGTTAAATACTAAATCTCCAACATAGACATCATCATACTCTGTAGGATTAGCATCTAATTGACCTAATCTTTCTGTAAGGTCAGCTACAGGGAACATATTTACACTTGTTTTGACAATAGCCTCAGCAGGGGTAATAGGGACTTCAGCAATAGTCTTAATGATAGTATTAGGGTCAGTAGAGTTATACTTTACCCTATATCTATTCATAAGAATCTCAATAAGAGCTTTGATTACATCAGATACACCATTCTCATTATAGCATCCTTTTCTATTTACATAGCCAGGGAAAAAGAAAACGAAGTAAGGTTTACCTTGATTAAATTTATCATATACATTAGGTATGGCATACATATTATAACCCTTTGGGTTATACATAATTTCCTGAGCACCAGCAAAGTCTGATTCATTATCACCAGCAGTACCTAACATATAGATTTGACCAAAGACAATATCACCTTCCTGTACTGAAGGCAGCAATACATTATATAGGTCTACAAGTCTTGGAAATGTACCAAACTCTTCAATAAGGATTTTGGCAGCTCTCTTACCTCTTAACTTAGATTCATCATCCTTAGATGATACACCAAGTACTGTATTCTGAGTACCCCTTTCAATGTCCAACTCTATATCCTTATACCCCATTATCCATGTCATTTCCTGCAAAGAGTTCTTTAATCTCTTTCTTGGAAACTGGGTATTAGTTGCACAAAAGTTAGCCATATCTACAAACTTATTAAGGACACCATCTTTGGTGAGATACTCCTTTTGGTAAGCAGTTACTATGCCCTTTACCTTCTCATGTGCTTCCTCATTTTCACCTACTACAAAGATATGGTTAAGAATAGAAGCAAGACTATATGACTTACCTTTACCTCTGGAGGCAAGTTCTGCCATGTGTTGTCCACCATCAAAGTTATTATATAGACCTCCATTAGATGCTTGGTCTAGACAATGGAATCTCCAGTAGATGCCTTCCCAACATTCAGGAAGTGCTTCTATTCTATCAGCTCTTTTGGACTTTCTCTTTTTACCATTCTTATCCTTATACTCTCTAATCTTAGAGAGCATCATAGGAGAGTAATTAAGAAACCAGTACATATAACCTGTAACCCATTCCCCATCACTTTCCCTCACATAGCCTTCCCAGATTCTTCTTCTCTCCTCTCTTATCCACTTGCCATATTCACTATTAGGATTAGCATTAGGTCTAAGGTTAGTAAATGTACCATATTTCTCATAATGTAGAGCAGATGGCCTGAAATAGTCCATATTCTCAAGTATGTGAGGATTAGCTAAGTCCACAATGATTCTACCTCTATCATCTCTTGGTCTATTCTTAGCATGCTCTCTTGTAGGACTTATTAGCCTTTTGACAAATTCTACATTATTTATAATATCAAACAATTGGTCCTGAACCTCCTGAGGAAGGCTATTAACCAATTCCTCAGTCAGCTCAGTCTGATATTCATTCATTGGTATCTTCTGAAACTCCATTATATTCTCCCTTTATAACTGCTTCATAAAAATCAGAGCCTATCCAATTAAATATAAGATGACATAATTCAGTATTTATATACTGTTGCATAGACCCCTCTTGCCCTTCTAGTACTTTAGCAGAATGGCTAAGTGAAATAACTATATGCCTATTCTTTCCTTTGACAAACCATAGGATAGCCTTATATGTTTTGTAGACTTTAAAAGTAGGATGAGGTTCTACTACTCTTTGCAATACTAAGTGCCCTTTAGATGAAATATCTCTCTCACTTCTCCTATCTTCAATATGCCTATTAAGTCCTTCTACTATATCTTCAGCTCTCATACGTAATCCATGAAATAAATGTTAGTACTATCCTTCTTTAGTATATCATTGATAATAGGATTATGCTTCTTTGCCCATCTCTTAATGGTAGAGAAGAAATTAAACCTCTTGATATTGTCCCAAAAAGATACTCCTGATAACCAAGGAGTATAGGTATAATCAAATATATGGAGGTCTCTGTCAAGTATGACCTTCCACCCACTCTTTATACAAGCAAAAGAAAGGGCTAGGCATGGAGCATTCTTCAATACCTCTTCTCTGAATAGGTCTTCACTACCTTCTCTTTCAAGTATAATCCTAACTTTATATACTGAGAATATATTAACTATCTCTCCTATACTCTTAAATGTAAGGTCAAAATCTACCAATCCATGGCATACTCTCCATACATCTCCATCTCTTCTTACTCTCACATCAAAGTAGGTTACTCCTATTTCTTTCTGCTGTGCTATACTCTTTACTTGTGTCCTCCATAGGAAAGAGAACCATTCAAATAACTTCTTCCTAGCTGGCAAGAATGTATAGCTGTCATGTGTCCCAATCATAATGTCAAATCATCTTCAAATTTCCATTTGTACCCATAAGCAGTAGGCTTGCCTATTACTTTTCCCCTTAAAATCCTTCTATTATGGCAACATTCTGATATTTTACTTCTTGTGTATCCAAAAGTTCTGCAAACTTCAGCTATAGACTTCCACTTTGCTATTACATTTCCATCTAAGTCCATCTGTATAACAGACTTAGATATTTTACTTTTAGCCTGTTCTGATAAATGTTTCCCTAAATGAGATTTGGACATTTTACTTAAAGTATGTTCAGAATATTTTATTCCTTTCCTATGCTCGGATATTCTCCTCTTAGTATCTTCTGAGTGTCTGAATCCTTTATGAGCTTTAGACATTTTATTCCTTGTATCATTAGATACTTTAGTACTCTTTATTACTCCATCCCCTCCCTCAGTTATATTATATGATTTACTCAAAGCCTTATAATATGCTATTAGAGATTTCTCAATTTCAATAGCTTTACTTTTTGAAAGGTGCTCATGCAGTATTGTGTGCTCAAAATCATCCCAACCATACTTCAAAATAGCCGAATAGAAATGAAGGCATCCTTTATAATTGTTTCCAGCTCCCCATCTTTTAATGGGGTTCTGACAGGTAATTCCTATGTAAACTTTTCCAGTAGTCTTAGAAGAGTGTCTATATACTATATATTTCTTCATATTTTATATATCTAATGAGTCATCCATTAATGATTTTTCTCCAGAACCTCTCATCTTACCTGAACTCTTCATTTCAGAGTTAAGTGCTTTTTCAGCTTCATCTAAATCCTTTACAAGAGGGGGTATTTGCTTTATAAGAGCACCTACTTCCTTCAAGTCCTTAATCTCTAGGTCATCAAACTCTTGAGCCTTTAATCTCTTTCTATATTTATCAACCATAAATCTCGTGTCTTCAAGGAGTAAAGCAGATATAGGCTTGAATGACATATAGAAATCCATAGCCTCTGTGACTATTCTGTCAGGCTGCCATTTAGGGGGGAGTCCTTCTCCCTCTTTAATAGCTTCCATTCTCTCCTTTTCATCTACAAGATATTGGTAATCACTTCTAGGGTCACAGAAAAAGTAAATGAACCCTAATTCCATTATAGCTTTATCCTTATTAACAGTCCTGTCTCTTTGCCATATCTGTCTAAAAGGCTTCAAAGCAAAGGCTTCTTCTGATATGACTATTTTATATCCTTCGTATCTAAACAGCTTAAGCATAAATTTGGTAAAAAAAAAAGAGTAATCAGATATTCCTGATTACTCTTTTGAGTTATACAATTAATTTCTTTTCTGCTGGCTTAATGAGAGGTGAAGGAGCTGGGTCAGGAACATCTTCCCACTCTTCAATAATAAAGTCAATATCCCTATCTTGAAGCAATAGGCACTGCTTTCCATCCATCTCTACCACGTCAAAGTTATAAGTAGTAACAGGATTATCTGTCACAACTCCATCTTTCAATGAGCCTGCTTGGTGCTTCCTCACTGCAAATCTTGCAGGATTAACACATACTACATCACCTACTTTAATATCTCTTACAGAACTACCTACTGCAAGTACTTTCTGATATTCTTTAAGACCTCCTTGCTGTCTGGTAGTATCTATAAGACCACCAATCTTTACATCCTTCTCATACTTATCCATTGTAGTGATAAGCGAGGTAAACATTGGACGTATTTTTCTAACTTTAAGCATTCTTCTCTCTAATTTGCTTGATTAACTTATATCTCTTTTTCATGCCCAACATCCTATCATAAGTGCAATTTAGTTTGCCTAATGAGGGGATGTTAAAATTGGTTCTTAACTTAGCAAAATCCTCTTCATTAAGATTCTCCTTTAATGGTAAGGATTGTATATGGTTTTTTATAAATAACCAATATGCCTTATATGTCTTATCTACCACTTCCCTTGGTAAATTCAACTCTCTAGATACCTTACCTACTATATCAGGATAACTCATTTCAATTCAAAAAGTAACAATAGTTGGAAGTAACCAGTTTCCTCATCAATGTTAGGTATAAATCTAGGATTTATCTTACCATCAACAATAACCTTATTCTTCCTTAGCTTGCCCATAATTACTTGAAAGTGTGGGAGAGTGATATTACACTCTTCCCTTACTTTCTTTTTTGTGTCCTCACTCATGATAACCTTATCAAGGATATTGTCATCCTTAATAACCTTACTGAGCTGGTATCTTTGCTTTACAAAAGCAGTAATTACGTCAATCTCTCTATTTGTTAGATTATGAAAAGGCTGTAGAAATTCAAACCAATATCTAAAGAACTTACCATTTAATGAAGTGGGTATCCTAACGATGTTGTTAGCCTTCTTCATAATAGTACTTACGCCTTATCTACAGTCTCTGGCCCCTCTTCTTGCTCTGGAACTGTCATTAAACTTTCAACCTCAGCAATACACTTTTCAAGGAAGTCTTGCTTAAACATATGACCATTCTCTATTACCTTGAACAAGTAATCAAGTCTCTTGAACATATTGACCATATTCAGCTCTTGCAACTTTGCAAACATCTGTCTGTTTTGTTCACTAAGCTGATGGGCAACACTCTCAAGCTGGTCATAAGACATCTTTTCAGGTCTCTTCACCTGTGGCTTCATTTCCACAACTTTCTCCTTTTGCTCTTCCATTTTTAATATTTGTCTAAGTGGTTATGACTAAATTTATTCCTATAAAGGTTCTCCCATTCCTCTATAGAGCATTCCGCTATATCAGTAGACCCACAATTATCACAATATTCTGAGTCTTTCATGTCTAGGACATACCTTACATTCAATGATAAACAATGCTTGCAGTAAAATACTGGCTCATTATTGTAATCATTATGCGGTTTTCCTTTGTCTGTGCTTAAGTCACTCATATATTCTCTTCTTCTCATCATTTAGACTACCTTTCTTATGCTTAGCATTATTGAAAGGTCTCTTAGGATAAATAACTCCATCAAGGGAGATATAGCCCCTTCTGATTGCTCTTCTCACAGACTTAAACCTGCTTACTGCTTCATAAGTTCTCAGGTGAAGAATACCTCTTTCATAGAAATCTCCCACAATATCTACTCTATTCTTCTCCATGTAATCCTTGAACTCCCCTTCACTCATCAAGGGTCTTTCTACTAACTTCTGCTCTTCCATATTCATAATGTTTACTTGAAATAAACTAGAACAAACTGCCCATTCTCTTTTAAGAGGGATACTATATCTTCTCTTTTTATACCAACCTCATTAGCACTATTAACAATACCTCTAATAGTTGTAGCAGTAAGAGCAGTCATAATTCCTGAAGTCTTAGTCTTAGTCTTTTTTGCTCTTTCAATTTCTTCCATATTACTTGAATTAGTTGCAGGGGAGAGACTCGAACTCTCAACCTCAAGGTTATGAGCCTTGCTAGCTACCATTGCTATCACCCTACGATGTCTATTAGAGCAGATAGTGGGAATCGAACCCACATCAAAAGAGTGGAAGTCTCTTATATTAACCTTTATACGATACCTGCCTGTTTATTTTTATAGTGTAAGTCTCTATGGCAGTTAGCACATAATACTCTACACTTTTTAATCTCTTCTCTAAGTTTTCTTGGAGACTCTATTAGCTTAACTACTTCTCTTTCTTTTTCATCAGGATTAACATGATGAAAATCTAAGCACCAAGGTCTGCTTTCACCACATATCTCACATTTCAAAGTACTTCTATACTCCTCAAACTCTGCTGTCTTCTTCTTTTTATATTCAGCAGCTTTTGTTTTGTGATACTCTTTATGTTCCTGATAATGTTTATCTCTATAAATCTTTCTGCAAGATTTACAATCTGAGGTATGACCATCTTTTCTCAGTTTATTTATTGCAAACTCAGAGATTGGCTTTAGCTCTCCACATTTACTACACTTCTTCATTTCCATTGAGCAGATAATCAGATTTGAACTGACCCCTTGACATTGGCAATGTCATGTGCTAACCACTAACATCATACCTGCATTATAGAGCCTCTTGTAGGAATTGAACCCACATCTTCTGAGTACAAAACAGAAATAATAAACCTTTATACTAAAGAGGCATTGTAGCTTCAGTGGGACTTGAACCCACACTTCCATTACTGGAAAACAGAGTTTAAGTCTGTCGGGTCTACCTATTCCCCCATGAAGCCTTCGTTTTAATAAGGTCTTACATCACACAGACCAAACAAGTATCTATACTTGTTGATATTCTGTATAAATGTCTCACATTCTGAAGTGATACCTTTATATATAATCTCTTGAGGAATCTTGTCATAAAAAGATAATGTACCTACTTTAACTTCTTCAATGAAGTCTATAGCATTTAGTGTATTACTTGCAGTACCTTTAATAACATTAGGTTGCATCTGCCCAAGTATTCCCATATAACCCTCTGCAAGCCCATCCTGATAATCTGATAGTATAACAAGAAACTCATCAAGATACACATGAATATTCTTCTTAGGTGCTGCCCAATGGAGGTTTTTACACTTAGTTTTCCACCCCTCAAGTTGATTGAGGAAACTTATGAAGAATTGACTTCCTGTAGGAGAATTATTCTCCCTTTCCTCTTCCATTGGTGTAAACAAGCTATCTTCAAACATACCTTTTCTATTGTTTTGATGTTGCAAAGTTAAGTAAAATATTTGTAACTACCAAACATTTTCTTAACTATTTTCCAATTATTTTCTAGTACCCCCTAAGAGACTCGAACTCTTACACATTGCTGCGTATGCTCCTAAGGCATATGTGTCTACCATTCCACCAAGAGGGCATTATGGCAGCTTCCTACTAGGGTTTCACCTGAATCCTATTAAAATAGGTCTACTGTATTCACACTGCCTTTTCATAAGTAGCATAGAGGCTAATGTGTAACTTATATTATCTACCTTATTAGCATACTACTACTTACTGTGGGTGTTCAAAGAATCGAACTTTGTTCTAAGGATTTTCAGTCCTCCGCAATGTAACCATACCTGCCCAGCACCCATAATGACTTATTTGTGTCTCTACCACATCACCTTCCATAAGTCAAGGACGAAGATTTCTATTGAAGTGGGAGTAAAAGGACTCGAACCTATTGTGTTTCTATGTGCCAGATTTACAGTCTGGTGCCCATCCACCATCTGAGCAGTACTCCCATAAATTATTTCCCAAGTTAGTAAAGGTAGTTACCTAGGAGGTAACATACCTGAGGGCAAGTAAGTTATATTTGAAAAAGCCTGACTTACCCTTCTTTTAAGAAATGAAATAACCTTTTTCATATCACTTAATTTAAGGGATTAATAATTAGTTTCCCCACTAGGAGTTGAACCTAGCTCTCATGATTAAAAGTCAAGAGCATCCACCATCAATGCTTTGGGGAAATGAAGCAGGGTCTTTTATAGAGGTCCTTCTGCTTTAGCTAGTTAGCTATTCTAGCTAATTCTCCCTGCATACCTCTTATTGTCACTACATCCTATATAGGAATTGTAAAAGGAAATAATATCCTATAGTAAGTGCTTGGCCAATAATGCCACCTATCATGGTGGCTAACCAATCAAGCCAATCCCATTTACCACCATAAGCCTTGTCCTTAAACTCCATGCCAGAAGCAACACCAAGTACACAAAGTATTGTAAATAAAAATCCTATAGGAATAGCATATAAAAGATACTTTGTCCTATTACTCTCCTTCAACTATTTTGGGAGGATTTTGTTTAATAGTATTACTATCTTTTCTTTCATATTTCTCAGACCATGCTTTTGTTATGCCAGCGGATGTAAATACAGCAGCAACAGCACCTATATATGCAGCTAGACCATTTAAGTCTGTTGCTATAGTATGGTTATATATCACCTCTACTATAAGTAGTACTGCTGGTACTAATAGTAGTATTAAACCTATTACTGTAACTGCTACAAGGAAGAAGTTCTTTGAACTAACTCCTGTATTATTCTTTATAAGTTTATCTATGTAACACATGACTTAAGACTTGGAGGTGGGATTTGAACCCACGAATCATCAGATTTGCAGTCTGTGTCCTTAAACCACTCGGATACTCCAAGGTAGTACTGGCAGAGGGACTTGAACCCTCATGTGACCAATTACCCTTTCTAGGCTGTATAAGAGTCAGGGGATATGCCAGTATGTTGGGGTGTCTGATGGGAGTTGAACCCACACAATTTGGAGCCACAATCCAAAGCTCTACCATTAAGCTACAGACACAGTTCTGATGAGTAGACTCGAACTACTAACTACTGCCTTATGAGAGCAGCTTTCTACCATTGAAATACATCAGAATATGTAGGGATAATAGGACTGAACCTATAACTCCTTCCGTATCAGAGAAGTGCTCTAACCATTGAACTACATCCCTATATTGCTGATGGGATAGGATTTGAACCCATATCAGCTGGTTTTGGAGACCAGTATTTTACCATTAAACTACCCATCAATTTCTGCGGGGGTAGAGAGAATTGAACTCTCATCTCTTGATTAACAGTCAAGTGCATAGACCTTCCAGCTACACCCCCTAATTGTTGCTCCTATAGGACTTGAACCTATGACCTTTTCCTTGTAAGGGAACTATTCTTAACCACTGAACTAAGGAGCAATGAAGCAGTTTCTTTAACCTCTAACTGCTTAAAAAGAGGGTTCAAGCAAAAGCTCAACATTATGAAAACATGAAACATGTGTGGAGAATGGGGGACTTGAACCCTCAAGTATAGCTTGCAAAGCTATCAGTTTTACCAGTTAGCTTAATTCCCCATTTTATTATCTTACTCTTTTTGAACCTTTATTTCTACTTCCATAATTCTCAGTTAGAGAATAGCAATTAGGGCATAGTACTATTAAATTATCTTTTGAATTATTTGTGCAGTCACCATCTATGTGATGTACTTGTAGTGGTACTTTATCTGTGAATGGGTTTATTTCACCCCATCCACATTTTTGACACCTATAGTTAGCCTCTTCAAGAAGATAGTCTCTTAGATAGCTATTTATATCCTTTCCACTGACATTATAAAAACCTGTCTAATCTCCACATTGAAAGTGTGGTGACTTAACCACTTCGTCTAACCCAACATTTAGTACCCCCTATAGGAATCGAACCTATATCAAAAGATTAGAAGTCTCTTATTCTATCCATTGAACTAAGAGGGCATTTACCTTTACTATTGTTACCCCAATAAGACTTGAACTTATGTTACAGGAGCCAAAATCCCGTGTAATAACCAACTATACTATGGGGCAATAAAAAGGAATGTTACTCTAAAACAACTGGTTAAAGTAACATTCCTAACAATGGAAATTTCCTAAAACCATCTCTCTTTCTCAATTGCAGTGCAAAGGTAAGCATAATTTTTGAAATTACCAAATATTTTCTAAAATATTTTCAAGCAAAACACTGCATTTGTCTATAAGAGTAAAAGAAATTTGCTAGGTTTTAGGTTCTCTAAAGTAAATACTAACTCTTCTCTGCTAACTTATTAGCCCAGAGTTCAGTATAAAACTTATAGTAATTCCAACTGAATCCCATCATACCACAAATGCTATACACTATAAGATGTAATAAAGACGGGATGCCTATAACTACTAAATATAAAGGACCTAGAATCCTAGATTGTTTACTATGTCCATGACTATGCTTAACAGCTATATCTGTGGACATAGTATTCACAAAGATATAGCTACCTAAAGACATAGTTGGTAGCACATAATTATATATCATAGTATTACCTCCTACTATACCTTCTCTATATGCTGTCTCACATAATATACCTTCTATACAAATAGCAAGTAGATTCTGTGGGAATTGCCATAACCACATCAACGAATCCTTAATATAATTACTAACCTTCTTCATTATTAAATATAATTTATCCCTAGAGCTGGGTTTAACAGCCTTCAAGACAGCTATTTTAGCTTTCCTATCAATCACTTACTTCAGTAGACCCGGGCTTTTAATCCTCTAAAGTCTGATTCCCTGTGCCTTTTCTCAGTGTGATGTGCTCAGACAATCTACCTTATAAAGTAATCATTTGTGTAGTATTGGGGACACCTCTCTATTATTTATAGATACTACCCAACTTCTGCCCCATTACTTTTTATCCTCATGGGGGATAACCTAATCACACTTAGGTTCTACAGTGCAAAGATAAGAAAAAAAAATGACATGGCCAAATTTTAGTCATGCCATTTTATAAATGGGGGCAGCCAGATAGAGTACAACACCACAAAAGCTAGCCCATAATATAAAAAATGTTTTTACAATTTCGTCCTAGAAGCTTTCACATTGATTAAGTGATTCTTTAATTCCTCGTCACTTAACGTATCTAACCAGCACACATTGTCAAAAGTGAATAGGGGGTTCTTCTTAAAAAGTACATGTAAGTATTTTACCTCTTTATCACCAGTAGAATCCTCTGGGGGATTCTTTCCATTTCCACTAATACGCCAAATTCTTAAGGCACTATACCGTAAGGGGTATTTAAATCTCATTGGCTTAACCCCTACTCCAAAAGGAGTTACACAATACCCATTTCTAATCTGAATTAACTGCCTTTCTCTATTTGAATCCAGTACATTCTCCAGTTCATAGTAGCCGTCTTTAGCTACTTCAATAGCTATATTAAGTGTATCGTTAGAAATATAAGGAGTCAAGATGTAGCATTTATTAAAGTCTAACCTAGATGAATCAACATGCTGCTCATCAAGATAACCGCCTGGACCTGAAAGAGTCCTTATTACAGTTCCGTGCTTATCTCTAATGTCTATAGTGTATTCAGAGGGACTACATCCCTTATATTGAAGGATATTTCTCTTGCCAAGAATTAAATCAATATCTTCAACCCTGTGTGGTGCCATATATCTTATATGCTGTTTTACCTTTACCACAGTACCAACTATCTCAGGTCTTTTCTCCTTCTCCTCTTCTAGACCCCCTATATTGACCAATTTTCCATCTATATCCTCTAATAGGGCTACTCTATTATCTTGTAACTCCTTGACCAATATCTCATCTTGGTTTATAAGATTGGCATCTCCTTCAACCAATCTCTTCCCCTTTATGTTGAATATTCTCCTTTTCATGCTGCAAAGATACTACTATAGTTTTAACTATGCAAGTACAAAAAAAAATTACTTATACTATGGATAGTAAATTTCTAATTTTTTTTTTTGAAAAATTTTTGATATTTGTAGGAGTGGTTGATAATATCCCCATCACTCCTCCCCTGTTACTGAGAATGGGATATATCCCCCGTCATCAACATTATTCACCTAATAAATTCAACAACAATGAAAAAGTTTGTAGAGACAACCCTGTCCTCAGTAATGGGTAAAGCTGAAATCAACGCTTTCCTATCAACTAAAGAAGGTCTAGAATACCTTCTTGCCATTGCAGACAACAGAGTACTGTTACCATGCCACGCAATTCCTGAAGAGCCTACTCCTATGAGTGTGAGAACTGCTGTTAGTTTAGCATATTCCCATGTTAAACACCTTAAAGAGTATGAAGATTGGTGCATTGCTTGCATGGAAGATGTACAAAATCAGATGCACTGTAGCTAAGTAAATAGGATGATAAGGAGGAGCACATAACTTCTCCTTATCACTTGATAAACATAATCATATGAAGAAAACCATTTGTCTTTGCTTACTTGTTGCTATTGCATCATTTACAGCAGGCTTTATGGTGTGCCAAAACACCACAGTTAAACAGCAGTCCAACCTCATAGAAGCTTATGATGCTTATAATAAGCACACTGAAGAGCTTCTAGACACTTTGAACTCAGAGTATAATTGGGTTGATGCTTTTGACCCTCAAGAGTACTATGAGTCTAGAGAGAAGTTGGATTCATTAATTTGGAAAATAAACAAATAACATGGAAAAAAAAACAAATAACATGGAAGTTTGAATTTGCTTATTAGGAGCTAGACTTTTAGCATAAGAACATCACTCTTCCTTAATAATTGATATTACTATAATAACTTGGGTGAGCTTGATACCCTAAATAAGTCCTAAAGGCATAGGCATTATCTTATGAACATTTTTAGTTCACTGAAAGTTTACGCAGGTAAGTGGAGCGTGAAATCCACTAGAAACTTTGAAGCTGAGGAAATAGATGCTGTAGAACATGCAGTTGTTGTGCCATCTGAGTATGGCAACTCAGTTCAATTCACCATGAAGAATGGTGGATTGACTTATATCCCACTTGACCAGAATAGTACTCTGGGAGTAGGTGAAGTTGTAGACTTACAGAAGGCTGAGATAATTACCTTATGTAAGTCAGGAGAAGCTGACATTTTCCGAATTAGCATTTAATAGATTAGGGACAGGATTATTCCTGTCCCTTTTCTTTTTGAAGAGTCAGGTAGGAGCAATATCACAAAAAGGTAAAAGCAATAACAGGCATCAGCAATGTTTAATCAGCACAGCTCATCACTCCTCCTTGGTGCTTGGGCTGGTAGGGAATGATAAAAGCTATAAGATATTATGTATCTAATAGATGATATTAGGTATATGATATCAGCATGGCTCATCACTCCTCCTTAGCTCCTGACACACTGCATTAGCAATGTGTTATCATTTATCATTTATCAATTAACAATTAGCAAATAACATTTGCTTTATTGCCTAAAGAATAAGGAACCCTTGGCAATAATATTATAGGGATAAGGCTATGAATATCTTTTCAAGTCTTCGAGTTTATGCTGGTAAATGGATGTTGAAATCCTCAAGAGCTTTTACACAGGAAGAGCAGGATGCAGTATCTTCTGCAACTGTAGTAGCCAGTCAGTATGGCAATAGTGTTTGCTTTATGATGAAGTCTGGAGGACAGACTTTTATCCCACTTGACCAAAGCTCCAGTCTTGGAGTTGGAGAAAGTGTAGACCTCTCTAAGGCAGAGTTGATTACTCTTGAGAAAGATGGAGAGGCTGACATCAATAGAGTAAAGATTTAAGTCTCTCATAGATAAACTACTATTGCCACATAGTGTGGTGATAGTAGTTTTTATTCTTTAGGTAATAGCAATAACTCACTCTATTTCAATAACTTATACTGTTATGTTAGACTATTTATTAGTGGCTGGCTTAATATCCCTCTTCATGCTTTTAGCAATATGGGAAGACCAACAAAACAAGTAAGAATCATAGAAACATGGCTATTTATACTGGCAACTAAAAGAGTATAACTATTGTAACAACAATATTTTACTCAATAATTCCTGTATCAATAGATATTAAAATAAACATATTCCCTATGAACAAATTCAAACTCATATTAAAAGGAGTGTTGTTATGGACAACAGCCTTTGTAGTTACACTATTTATATCAGGGATAGATGGAATACCATTCTCTTATATAATAGTATCTCTTGTAGCCATCTCAATACTCTGCTATACCTGTTATAAGGTAATATCAGAAGATGAATTGGAAACACTAACACTTTGCAAATACTTCGGTATAAGCATTAAAGAAAAATAGTATGACAACTGATAGACAAAAAGCTAGTGTTCACTTTTGTGAATACTGGCTTAACATTACCTTTAATGGTGATATTGAAGATAGATACCAAGTCTCAATATTCTTAGGTGAATACCTACAGGAAGCTAAAGACTTACATAATGAGTTAAGGTGTGAATATGAAGCATACCTTCGGGATTTAGGAGATTAAAATCATGAGAAAAAGATTCAACACTGAAAGAATTTGTAGTTCGGAGAACTATGAGTTCTCACAGAGATACCATAAAAGAATATTAACCACTAATCACAATAATAAAGAAGTAATTACTCTGTCATCTAAAGTAAAAATAACCGAGACATATTATACATATGTATTTGGCAAAAAAGTACAAATAAAGAAAACAGAGTTATCTCATTACGAAGGGTTTAATATTTATACTAAATAATAATAAAATAACTAACAATCAGTATTTATACTGAATATAGCTCCTATAGTTCAATGGATAGAATAACTCTCTCCTAAAGAGTAGATACAGGTTCAATTCCTGTTGGGAGTACAATAATAACAAGGTATTTACTCATATAAGGTAAATTGATTGTGTTTATTAGGTAATGTGTTAGAATTTTAGTCGGTGACTTATTGTCACTACAGCATGATGGTCTGTGAAGATAGTCATGCTTAATGTCTCCATAGTTCAAGGGATAGAACAATAGTCTCCTAAACTATATATCTGAGTTCGAGTCTCAGTGGAGATACTATGAGTCCACTGTACTTCTTTCATAATGACTCCCTAAATGCTTTAATGCAAGTAAGTAAGACTCTTGATAGGACATTTTATGCTTGTAATTTCAGATGGTATAGTGTATTATCTATTACACAAAATTCAACAAAGGCTAGCACTTTATTTATGACAGTAGGAAGTAAAACTGTATATAAAAATAGAAAGAATAGCAGCAGTAATTCTACAATAAAACCAATTAAAAGTAATTTGTGGAATACAATAAAGAAATTCTTAAAAATAAAATGAAACCATCTATATGAAGGTAATGAATATCTTGTAGGTAAAACAGCTAATTAAGAAAATATAATTATGAACAGACAACAAGCACTGAGCCTTCTGCCTATTATAGAAGCATATGCAGCAGGTGAAAGTTATGATTACAAGGAAATGCTAGACATCTATTTATTTGCTGATGGTACACCATTTGGTACAAAAATATAATTAATAACTCTTTTATATACAATGAATGAAATCAAAGTAAGTGTAAGCATTGTACTTCAAGGAAGTATTCTGCTTACCCAAGAGGAGGCTGAAACTCTTGAGAAAGAACAGCCAAAGAGTGGTTTTGAGGAGCATACTCAAGTAGTAAAAAACCCAAATGGGAAAGACAAGCAGGTTATACACTATCAGACTAGAAAGTGTAAAACTGCCAGTCAATCTGTGAAGATATGCAAGGAAGCATATTTTCATATGATTGACAAGTCTGCTTGCCCTGAATGGGAAAAGATGAACAAGTGGACTTCCAAGAGCAATAGGGAGAGACTTGAGTCTCACTTGCAGAAACTTACTGAGCATCTTGGGGGAATTTCATTTACCTATAAGGTGTTTGAAGACTAAGAAACCACAGAGGAGGATGAAGCATAGCCTTTGTCCTCCTTTCTTTTTGCAACCTATTTAATTAGTAACTAAAATGCTTAGATATGTGTGGTATAATAGTATTAGGAATAATTATATTCTTCTTAATTATAAAGATACTACTTAGGTATAAACCAAGGTTTGACTTAGTAATATCTGGTAACGGATTTATATTATTATTGTGGTATAATAAATATGATGATAACAATATAAAGAAAAGAGTTTACATAAAACTATTTTGACTATGCTGGGATTTGAATTAAAGATAGGAGACTAAAGTCTCACTGACTAAATCAACATAAGTTTAACAAAAAAAAAGCATGAAAACAATCTTAAAAGTATATGGAGCAAAAAGCATTTAACATAATTATCTCTATTGCAGTGCTGGAAATGGGATTTATCTTGTGCTTGGATTGCAGGAAGGAGAAAGAGGAAAAGCCTCCTGAAGTGAAAGTAGACTCTTTTGAGTATAGGCAAGACTTTTATAGTAAATCTCCAGAAGATGGATTGATGGAAGCATTAATATACTATGAGGTGCAACATCCTCAAATAGTATATGCGCAAGCTCTTATTGAGACTGGTAACTTCAAGTCCAATTTATGTCTGAATAGTAATAATCTGTTTGGACTTTATAATAGTAGTAGGGGCAGGTATCATAGATTTGACCATTGGACAGAGTCTGTGATGGCCTATAAGGTTTTCATCCAACGCAGATATAAACCCCCGGAAAACTACTATAAGTTCCTGCAAAGAATAGGATATGCAGAAGACCCTAACTACATTAGTAAACTAAAGAAAGTTGTAAACAAGAATGACACGAGAAGAAGTGAATAACTTGGCTTTATCTAAAATAGATGAAACTAAGTATCTGATACTGGAGCTTATCACTGGGTATGGTAAGACCAAAGTAGCAATAGACCTCATTAATCACATATGTGATAGGGTATTCAGGAATGATGAAAGTCCTACTACTATACTTATTCTTGTAGCTAAGACTGTGCATAAGCAGACTTGGAAGGATGAGATTGAGAAGTGGGGAGGTATAAACTCAGACTGTATTACCATTGAATGCTATGAGTCTTTTAAGAACTATGAGAACTCATATTTTGATATTGTAGTAGCTGATGAGATGCAACATCTCTCAGAGGCAAGACTGAAAGTATTGGAATCTATCCATATCAATGAAGCTTTTATTGGTTTGTCTGCCACTATCAAGAGAGACATGAGAGACTACTTCATTCATAATCATAAGGCTGAGGTCATTAAGTGTGACCTCAAAGAAGCTGTTGAGGATGAGGTATTGCCTGAACCAATGGTATATCTATTGCCCTTGACTTTAGACACTACTAATTGCACTTACAAGGTTAAGAAATTTGGTCGTGATATAATCACTACCCAGAAAGGCTATTATGATAGTGTCTCTTCACTTATAGAGTGGTACAAGAATAAGTACTTTAATTCAAGAAATAAGAGGATAAAGAACTTATGGCTTTCAATGGCAGGCAAAAGGCTGAAGTGGTGTGCTGAACAGAAAGAAGCTCTTGTGCTATCTCTTCTTGACAAGTTCAAGAATTACAAGACTTTGACTTTCTGTAGTAGTATTGAACAGTCAGAGAGGTTAGGTAAGTACAATATTACCTCGAAGAACAAGGCTTCTGTAAAGAACCTTGAAATGTTTAATTCTAATAAGATTAAGCATATAACTGCTTGTAACATTCTCAATGAGGGTGTAAATCTGACTAATTGTAGGATAGGCATATTCTGCAACCTGAATAGTTCAGAGATTATAGTCAAGCAAAGAGTAGGACGTATTCTTCGTCATAAATCTCCTATTATCATTATTCCCTACTTCAAGAATACTAGGGAAGAAGAGTTAGTAGAGAAGATGATTGAAGAGTACAGCAAAGACTCTATAATAACCATAGATAATGTTAATGATATAAAACTACAATCTGATGAATTATATTATCAATGAAGACATCTGCATAAAGAAAGGTATGGATTTGCCATCCTTGCTTGCAGTGTTATTAGTGAAAACTGGAGTAAATATATCTAAACTATTTAATGACTTAGTAGAAAAACAGATATTAGTGAAAGATATGTTCTCTGGTGGATTTCTTGTCACACAAAGATGGGATAGTGTATGTTCAGACATCCTACTTAGTGCTGATAAGTCTGTACCCTCTGATGAAAGATTGGCTTCTCTAGTTGATAAGCTAATGGAAATATTTCCTAAAGGAAAGAAAGAAGGTACAACTGTATATTGGAGGGGAAACAGAAAAGACAACAAAGAGAGGCTTCAGAAGTTCTTCAAATTGTATGGAAACAAGTACTCCGATGAACAGATTTTACATGCTGCCAGTGAGTATGTTAAGTCCTTTAATGGCCAATATAACTACATGAGGGCACTTAAATACTTCATATGGAAAGATGTGAGAAAGACTAACAGCAATAATGAAGGGTATATCGAAGAGGTGTCTGACTTAGCTTCTTACATAGAAAATGCTGGTCAAGAAGAAACTCTTAGAAATGACTGGGCTACAACATTAAGATAGTATGAAGGAAAGTATAAGTTTAAGAGAAAGGGTTGTTGCTAATCTTGAAGAAAGAAGGCAACGAATCCTAGATGGGCAGCTTAATTGCATTCCATCTCCTTTCAAGAGATTCAGTGAAGATTTCATTGGTATTGAGCAAAGTTGCTATTACACCATAACTTCTTTCACTAAGGGTAAAGCTGTTTTAGTCTAAGTATTTCGTTTAAGATGTTGTGTATTAATAACAGTATCTGTATATTTGCATAAAAATATAAAGATATGAAAAGTATTACACAAGATCTAAAGATTTCAGGAATATATTGCATTATTAACCTAAAAAGTGGGAAGAGATATATAGGTAGTTCTAAGAATATTAGGCAAAGATTATGGTCACATAGAGCTGAATTAAGACATAATAAGCATGAAAATGCTCATTTGCAATCAGCTTGGAATAAATATGGGGAACAGAACTTTGACTATTATGTGATGGAAACTTGTGATGAAGATAAATTATTGGAAAGGGAGCAGGAGTATATTAATACTATGAAGCCTGAATACAATATTAATCAGGAAACACAAAGACCTCCTTGTACTGAAAGCAGTCGAAAGAAGCAATCAGAGACAAGAAAAAAATTATATGCCGAGGGAAAGTTGAAATCTTCTTTTAAGCATATTACTACTTATGTATATGATTTAGGCGGAAATTTTATAAAAGAATATCCTTCTATGAAGGATGCTGCTATTGGAGAGTTTGGTAAGAATACAGGAGCTGTGAGAAGTGCTTGTTATGGTATTCAAAATCCCTCACATAGAGTACATAACAGGAGATTCTATTTAGAGAAATTAGATGTTCTACCTATAGTTGAAAAGAAACCTAATAGTTTACCATCAGTTATAATTAAGGTAGATTCAGAAGATGAACATTTAGAGTTTTTAGGGTGGAGGAAAGCAGCAGAATACTTTAATGTTTCTATCTATAATATAATGCAGTATAAAAATAAAAACCTGAAATTCAAAAAGAAATATATGATTACTACAAGTACTGCCGTGTAATTAAGTAATTAATTATATTATAACACCTGAATATCCTCGAAACCTAAGTTGGGAAACCAATATGGCAACTTGAGGAGGCATAGGCTATACTAAAGTATAGATTCAGCCCCAGAGACTATTAAATGTTTTAATTAAAATCTACAAATTTATTTGCAGAATATGGATAAGAATACTAAAAATTTATTATGTGGGCTAGTACTTGGAGATGGCACAGTCCACAAAAGAGGAAAAAGATTTCAGATGCAACATAGTATTAACCAACTTGAGTATTTGAAATACAAAGTATCTTTGCTTAAAAATGTAGGATTTGATTTAGAGATTCAAACCTTTGAGTATAATGGTTATAAAGAGTGTAGGTGTGGATTTTCTAATGATTATTTTACAAAAATAAGAAACTGGCTTTATAAAACAGGTAAGAAAGTTATCAAAAAGGAGTTTCTTCTGAGATTAACTGATAGAGAAATAGCTTTGTGGTATATGGATGATGGAAGTCTCTATAAACATAAAGGAAAGCCTGGAAAATCTGGAGATAGTTATGAACTCTGTATAGCAACTTATTGTGATACAGAAGAACAAGCTTCTGATTTAATAAAGTTCTTTAAGCAAAGATATGATGCAGATTTTACTATTAAAAGAAATAAAGGAAAATTTTCTATAAGATGTGGTAAAAGAGCTGCTATCAAAGTCCTTAATAAATTAGATAAGTATATTCCAGAATGTATGTCATATAAAACATTTAGATAATGCAGGTGCATCCTAAAAATAGGATGAAGACATAGTCCAGACCACAAATTAATACAAATAGATTGGCTGCCAAAAGGCAGGCACCTATAAGGATAGGTTGACAAGAAAGTATTAAGCTAGGAAACTAGTAGTGGTACGGGTAAATCTCAATTCACTTCCTACACTTTTATCTACAAGCCTCTTATGTTTTGCTATTTTACTAAAGCAGATGTTGACTTAAAAATCTTATATTTTCCTTTAGAGGAAACTCCAGAGAGGATTATGCAAAGATTTATATCTTGGTTATTATTTGATTTTAGTAAAGGCAAGATAAGAGTAAGTCCAAGAGAGTTAAGAAGTACTACCTCTCCAGTATCTGAGGAAGTCTTGAATATAATCAACAGCGAGGAAATCCAAGACATACTTAAGTATTTTGAGGAGCATGTAATCTTCCCTGAAGAAGCTGCAAATCCTACAGGAATATATAAGTACTGTAAGAATTATGCAGAGGAGCATGGCACAGTATATACTAAGACTGGTCAATATAAGGATGAGTTTGGCATAGTACAGAGCAGACAAGTGTTTGACAGGTATGAGCAAGATAATCCCAATGAATACAGACTGATTGTCATAGATACTATCAACCTCATAGATACTGAAAGGGGGATGACTCTCAAGCAATCTATGGATAAGCTAAGTGAGTACTGTGCCAAGTATCTCAGAAATAGGTATAACTATTCTCCCATCATCATTCAACAGCAGTCATTTGACCAAGAAGGCAATGAAGCTTTTAAAATGGGAAGAGTAAGACCTTCTGTTGCTGGATTAGGAGATAGTAAGTACACTTCAAGAGATAGTAATGTAGTTCTTGGATTGTTTTCACCATTTAGATTTGCATTGAAAGAGTATGAGGGATATGATATATCCAAGTTTAAGGATAATATCAGATTTCTTGAAATGATAGTGAATAGAGATGGTGAGATGGGTGGGCTATGTCCATTATTCTTTGATGGTGCAGTATGCCAATTTGAAGAACTCCCAAGGCCAGACAACAGCAGTGAAATATCTAAAGTATATGACTATCTAAAACACATAAGAGGTGTAGCAGCTAAGTCATTTTGTAGTTATGGAATGAAGAAAAGGAAAAAGAGCTTGCATAATACTGGATTATTTAGTAAATTCGCAGCCCTTTTCAAGTAAAAGTAACATTATAAAACAAAAACAATGGCAAAAATTCTAGTTTTGGCAAAATCAGGCTTCGGAAAAACTACCTCTTATTGCGGTAGGGAAAAGTTGGGAATTAAGGGTCTTGACCCAAAGGAAACCTATATCATTCAGTGCATTGGTAGAGGTGTTCCTAATCCCAATTTCAAATTGATTGAGGGTAGCATTGGAGTGGATAATGTAGGAAAGCCTACTCAGAAGCTCACAAATGCAAATGCCCTTGCTACAGGTAATAGAGTTCAAGTAGATGGGCTTACAGGGCTTGATAGATTTGCAGCAGTAGCTGAAATTCTGAACATCTTGAAGAAAGCTCCCTACAAGAATATCATCATTGATGATTTCAATTACCTTGCCCAAGACTTTTATATGGCAAATGCCATGAAAGGTGGATGGGATAGAGTGTGTGTCCCTGCATAAAGTAATTTATGTGAAAATAATCGGATAAAAACGGTGAAGAGATTTGCATATCTCAATAATTATTTGTAACTTTGCCAACCAAATAAAGTTATAATAATTATGAGAAGCTATATTCCTGGAAAAAAGAATCATGTAAGTGATTATTTTAAATGTATTAATTCAGAGACTAAAGCCTATATCTTAGGTTATATAGTAGCTGATGGTAGTATCGAAGAGTCTGTAAGAAAAAACAGACCTAGCAAGCTAGTTAGATTAAGATTTGGATGTGTTACTGAAGATGATGAAATTCTTAAACTTATTCAAAGAGAAATTGCTCCTGATAATAAGTTAAGATATTATCAACCTTTGGGAAACAGGAAACAAACAACTTGCTTGCAAATATGTGATAAAGAGTTAATATCAGATTTAAGAAATTTGTATAATATACGACCTAGAAAAACTTATGATGCTAATTTTGAATTTCCTAATATTCCAAAAGAATATGAAAGAGATTTTATAAGAGGCTTTATAGATGGGGATGGTTCTATAGGTACAAGACACTTTAGTATGATATGTAATTCTCCTATATTTGCAAATCAAATTAAAGATAAATTCTTAGAAGTCATACCTACTTTAAAATGGGTTATATATGAGGAGAACAGAAAGACTACTCCTTATTGGAGTCTTCATTTTAGCTATAATATTAAAGTAAGAAAACCTATCTTTGAATATCTTTATAACAATGCTACAGTATATTTAAAAAGAAAAAGGGATATAGCACTTAATACCGTGCTAAATGCAGTAGATAAAAGAACTGCACAGTGTAACGCGTAGAGGATGAACCTAGAAATAGAATATAATTCCTCCAAGAGTACCCGACTCCTATAAGGATGAAAATGTACGCTGAACTATATCAACAATGCAAGAAGATATAGAACTATAGGATAAAAAACCTATAGGATAACAAATTGACACCTAAGCAGATTGGCTATGGAATGGGCTTAGTATTTGATGCTTTCAAGGGATTTCCTGAGGATAAGAATATTATCTGCTGTGCCCATTATGAGGAGTATAAGGATAAGAATGGAGACTCCATTTCCTATAAGTTCAAGACCACTGGAAAGATGGTTGATGACTATATTACTCCTGAGGGTAAGTTTGATATTATCCTCTTTGGAAAGGTAGGATATGACCCTGAAAACAAGAAGCCTATCAAGCATTTTGTGAAAGAATTTGATGGTGAATATCCCGCTAAAGATAGTCTTGGTGCATTGGATGACCTTCCTGATGAGATTCCTAATGACTTATCTATAGTAGTAGACAAGTTAAGGGAAATCTATGGATAGGAATGAGGCTATAGAATTATCAAGGTTGGTTGCCTTTGATAGAGTGCCTATGCCTAAGGCACTTAAAGCAATCACAGACTATTGTCTTGAAAAGGGTAAATCAGATATTGTCATCTCAGTACTGAAAGAGTACTTGGCAAGAGATGTTGTTATGCTAGGGCCCTGCCTAAATCAAGCCTTAGAATACTTTGAAAGAAAGTTTGTGATATGCAAGCTATGGAGTGCTCCCATAAATAATGCGGGGCAAAGAAAGTTATTACAAATCTTTTAATATAAGAAAATATGGTTGAAGAATGGAAGAATATAAAAGGATACGAAGGAATATACAAAATATCTAATTTAGGTAAGATTGTGAGAATTAAAGGCTCTCAAGAGCACCCAATGAAGATATGGAACAATGGTAGATATATGGAAGTTAGACTTAGTAAGGGTGGTAAATCCACTCATTTTACTTTGCATAGGCTTCTTGCTGTGCATTTTATTCCTAATCCTAATAATCTTCCATTTGTAAATCATATAGACGAGAATAAATTAAACAATAGTATAAACAATCTTGAATGGTGTACTCAAGCTTATAATACTAACTATGGTGAAGGAATAAAGAGGAGAGTACAAAGCAGATTACTTAGTGGTGAAGGTAGACACCCTATAATAGTTTTAGATGAACTGTCAGGTATAGAAACTACTTATCCAACAATTAGGGACTGCATAAAATCTCTTCACATAACTGCAAGAACCATATACAAGTATATAGGCACAGGTATATCATACAAGAATAAAAAGTTCAATTATTATGAGTAAGACATTGACAATAAGACAGTTTGCAGGTGTAAAAAGAATTGCACAGAATGTTAATCCTTTGGTAGTAAAGAAGAATAAGATTGCTGCCAAGATTGATGAACTCAATGCAGAGTATGATGCTCTGACTGAGGAGATTGAGGGGCATGAGATGGGTGTCAAGGCCCTAACTAAAGGCTTCACTAGTGAGGACTTAGTTGTCAAGAGGGTAGAAGATACTGGTAAGACTGATAAGGATGGTAAGCCTATCAAGGTAACTAAGTATGAGCCTAAAGAAGGTGTTGTGGTATTCAATGAGGAAGCTAATGTGTATGAGATTCACGCAGAAGAGCCTGAACTTGAACCTGAAGCTGTTGTTCCTGATACAATAGATGATACTGAGAAGGCTCCTGAAGCTGTAGTAGAAGTCAAGGTAAATGCAGAGTCTTCTTTCCCTGACAACCTTCCTTACTAAAAAACAAGAGAAAATTTATAAGAAGTAGAATTAAACAAGTTAAATAAAATGAAGAAGAATATTGGTTTTAATTTCATGGCCTTTAGTAAAGGGGCAGTGTCTACTGAAGGCAATACAGTGAAGAGATATGTAGGTGTAGCACCTGTATTTGTACTTGGTGTAAATCCTAATAAGGAGGAACTTGAAAAGCTGTATAATACCCAGCTTGAGAATACTCCTGAATATCTCAGTGAAGTTGAAGTAGGTGAGGACAAGCACAAAGTTCCTAATGTGAGAATTGACTTCATTGTCAAGACTGATGCTGAGAAGTGTGGTGGTATTGAGTTTACTACCAAAGTGGCTTTCTTCATTAGGAAAGAACCTAGAATCAACAAAGATGGTAGTAAGGTACAAGTAATTGACAAGTATGGTAGGACTGCTTGGGTAACTAAAGAGCAGTACAAGAACAAGGAGATTCCTGTATATTCTAGTGGTCCTGCAAACATTGACAAGGACTATAGAGCTTGTTTCCATGGAGAGGAAGAGCTTACCAACTTCATTAAGGCATATCTTAACATTCCCAATGTGATGAAGTATGTCAATGAGAAGTGGATTATGGTTGATAATCCTGATGATTGTGAAGCAAGACTTGAGCATGTTGAGGATTACTTCAAAGGTGACTTCAGTGAACTTAGGGAAATTATTGCTCTTCAGCCTACCAATAAGGTTAAAGTGCTATTTGGTGTGAGAACCACTGATGACAATAAGCAGTATCAGGCTGTCTATACTCAGATGTTCTTGAAGAATAATATCACTGACTATAGCAGACTTGACAAGGACTTGCAGGATAGAAAAGCTGCTGGTGCTTATTCTACCACTGAGTTCATTGTAGGAGACTTGAAGGAGTATAATGTTGAAGCTACTGACCTCAGCAACTCTGGCTCAAGTGATATGCCTTTCCCTAAGGCAGAAGAGTCATCTCCTTGGGACTTTGGAAAATAAGTAGTAAACTCTCTCAAAAAAAAAGTATGTCTGTCAGTAAAGGTGAATCTTCTGTTACTTTAAGTGACATTCTAGAGAAGACGACAGAAGCAAATATTCTGTCATTCTATCTAGGAGTCACTGAAATTCCTTGTATTATACATAGTCCTCTTAGGAAAGATAACAGGCCATCATTTGGCCTGTACTCCTCTAATGGAAAAAGGATATATTTTGTAGACTTTGCAACCAAGGATAGAGGAGGTGTATTTGACCTCCTTTGTCAGATGTGGGGATGCAACTACAGAGAAGTCCTAACAAGGATAAGCAAGGATATGCCAAAGTTCTGCTCCATAGGAACATCCAATGTCCATAAACATATTCCATGTGCTGTGAGAAGCACCATTGAATGCAAAAAGAGTACTGACTTACAATGCAAAGTCAGAGATTGGACATCTTATGATATTGAATATTGGAAATCCTATGGAATAAGTCTTGATTGGCTGAAGTATGCAGAAGTTTATCCCATATCACATAAAATCATCATTAAAGATGGTCATAGATATGTGTTTGGGGCTGACAGATATGCTTATGCCTATGTTGAACATAAAGAGGGGAAGGTTACTCTAAAGATATACCAGCCTTTTAATAAGAATGGATATAAGTGGAGTAACAAGCATGACAACTCTGTGATAAGCCTGTGGACTAAAGTACCTGAATATGGGGAGCAGATTTGCATTTGTTCTTCACTGAAAGATGCTTTATGCCTATGGGCTAATACAGGGATACCATCTCTCGCTATTCAAGGTGAGGGGTATAGGATAAGTGATACTGCAATTAGTGAACTGAAAAGAAGATACAAACAAATCTTCATTTGCTTGGATAATGATGAGCCAGGATTAAAAGATGCTCAGAAGTTAGCCGAGGAGACAGGATTTATTAATGTAGTATTACCATCCTTTGATGGAGGAAAAGATATTTCTGACCTTTTTAAGGCTAGAGGAAAAGAAGAGTTCCTCAAAATTATTAAGCCTTTATTTAAAATCAAAGTAATAGATGATGATTGGGATGATTTACCCTCCAAAGTCTATTAAAAAGAAAAACCAAGTAAAAATTAAAACATTATGGAAACTCGTAAAATCACTATCGTTTCAACTAAGAGTCAATCTAAGAAAGTTATCATGTCTTCTGCTACTACTCTTGCAGAACTGAAGTCTGACCTGAGACAGAATGGCATTGACTATGAAGGTATGTCCTTCTTTGAAGGTACTTCTAAGGTAGAGCTGAAAAATGATGCTTCTGTTCTTCCCCATGATGTACCTTGGAAGGGCACTATTACCAATGAATTGGTATTCATGCTCACCAATACTAACAAGAAAATTAGGTCTGGCTCTATGAGTAGAAGTGAAATTCTGGATACTATCAAATCTAAGGGTTTGCAGGCAGTCTGTATGAAGAAATTTGGCAAGAACCCTACTAATTGTAAGAGTGCTGACCTTATTGCATTGATACAGAGTAATAGTGCTGCAAAGCCTGTTCCTGCTCCTAAAGCTGAGGCTAAGAAGGAGGAAACCCCTGTAAACACTCCTATAGCACCTGCAAGTAATGGTGGTGAGTGTGTTGATACTGTAGCAAGAGCTGCTATCAGTAAGTTGGTGGAAATTCTTAAGGACAATGGCACAATTGAGGATTATGGGAAAGAGGAAGTGCTTGGTATTATTGGGGGTGAAGTAGCTGTAACTGCTGCAACCTCCGAGGAGTATAAGCCTAAGTCAGCTTCTCCTTACTCTGATGATGAGATTGATGATATGTTTAATGACATGGAAATCTAAGGGCAAAAAAATATGTAATGGTAGGCAGGAGATATTATATCTCCTCCTACTTTTTTTTTACATGAGTATGAGTGAAGAAAATATTAAGCGATTTAATGAAAGTGTACATACACTCTATAATGCTATAATGGATAAACCTCTTCAAGTGCTTGGCATATTCAATGACTTCTTTGGAGCAGACAAAGTTGATATGCAGGGTGTTTGGAATGAAGATAGACTAAGGTCTTGGCTTGAAGTAGAGCCTATTACTTCATATCTCTATAGGGGTAATCCAAATGTAACATCTAGTGAATGGGATACATATCATACTAAGAGTATAATGGATTTGTCTCAAAGTGAACTTGAATGGGCACTTCCATCATTATCTTGTAGAGATACAATAGAAGATATTGTTAGTAGCAAGTTCAACAATATGTTTATCCTTGTGCATTTTCCACATGTAAGGATTACTAATGAGCATGATAGATATGTAGATATTAACCATCTGTGGGCTAAGATTAAAATAACATCTGAGGGCACTATGAATGGTAATTTTACTCTCAATAGGTCTGAATACCAAGCTATTCACTTTATGAGTAACTATATGCACAGTCATATAGTTAGCATTCCTAAAAATGACTTTACTAGGTTTATGACTCCCTGCACTGGAGATGGACCTATCAATAGTACTATATCCTCTTTATATAGAGAATTTGATAGTGACCTTTGGCGGTTATTCTGTCTTGAACTCAGTAAGTATGTTACTGTGGAATCTATTGCAGGAATACCTTATCATTATCTTGAAAAAGTAGGTACTGGTAATATGGATACAGGAGTATCTTCCTTTATTGCATTTGATATTCCTACTAGATACTGGGATTCTTCTAATGCAGCACTAGACAGGTTAAGAGAGTTTGTTAAGTACTTTGTTCAAGGAAATCATTTGAAGTTTAACTATGTGAATGGCTCCTATTCCATAGGAATGTCTTTCATAGAGTATATAGTGCTAATTAGCAATGAATTTATTAAATGGTACAATAGGCAATTCAATGATAAGAAAATGATTACTACTCTTGAAAACCTAAAAGGAGCCCATGTAGTTAGAGAATGTATTATTAGCAATGGTAAAATCTACTATGATAGCGGCAGAAACAATATCAATGCCCTTTCTTCTTATATAGGAAAGAAAGTTTGCACTTTCAAAGGAGTGGAGATTACCCTTAGCATAACAGACATATCTGAGGTAAATGCTGAGAACAAGAGTATCATACTTGACCCTCAGACTGCATTATTTATATTAAATCAAATCCTCAAAGTATTAAATTATAGATATGGAAGGAAAACAGCTAACCATACAAAGTACCAAGTTGGTACAGAAGTTAGGTACATATAATTATAAGCTGGTTATACCAGCTGAAGTTGAGAGAAAAATAAGATTTGCCTGCCAAAGAGTATGGAATACAGAGTGGTCAGGCACATTATTTTTTACACATGAAGGTTCATTTGAGAACAATGACCTTGTAATAAGATGTGTGGATATTTACATTATGGATATTGGAACTCAAGCCTATACAGAGTTTGATATGAATCCTGATGTAATAGCCTATATGACTGAACATTCTGAGTTACTTGATTGTCAACTTGGACTAATTCACAGCCACGCAGGAATGCAGACTTTCTTTAGTGGAACAGATACTGCTACTCTAAAGGAAGAAGGCAGAGATAGGAACAACTTTGTATCTCTCATTGTGAACAATGAAGGAAGCTATACAGCTGCTATCACTAGAAGAGTGAAAAGTAAGAGTGTGAAAGAGTCTGTATCCTATGAGTTCTTTGGAGATGGTGAAAAGCATGATACCAAGGGGTATGTGTCTGAAGAGAATGAGATTGAGTGGTTCTATCTCAACATAGTCAAGGAAGGAGATACCTTTTCCTTTCAAGACATGGATGTTAGGTTTGAGGAAATCAAGAAGAGGAAAGCTGAGAAAGCTAAAGAGGCTGAAATGGCTAGGAAACAAACTTCTCAGGTTACTTCATATAGACCTTCAACTGTTATAAATTCTTATGGCACAAAAGCAGGGTCTGCCAGCACTATGGCTAGTAAAAAGACTATTGGTCAAACATCACTCTTTGATGGCGTAGATGATTGGAATTCTGATAACTTTGATATACCATATGGTACATCTAAATTTGATAGGAACACCATCAGACAGCTTACTTTGCAGTTGATTACTGGTAGTATTATCATACCTAATGATAGTAAGATTGACATCAAGAAGTGGGCAGCCTCTATGCCTGCAATGTATCAGAAGAGATTTGGCAAAGGAGAAGAAGGCATGAAGCTCTTTGAGTTGTGGGCAGATACATATACTGAGTTCCTCTGTTGGTATGCAACAGATAGCAAACTTGAAGCTCAGGGTATGGATGATACTGAGATATGTGCTGTATGTGCCTATGATATGATTGCAGAATTAACTAAACTCCCCGAGAATGAATATATCAAGGGGTATATTGATGCACTTCAGAAATACTTAATATTATGAATGGAGAAACAATAACTCAAGTAATAACTCAAGAAAACATTCCTGCAACTATGCAGGAGGCTTATAATTCCCTTATAGAAAATCTCAGTGAAAATACTATACCTGTGTCAGACAGTGCTATAGAAGATGATGGTGACAGCATTAGCTTTGACCTTTCAGAGGAAGAACAGGCTATCCTTGACCAAGCTGTAGAAGATGCACATCAAGAGATACCTACAAACTCTGCAACTTTGCTTGTAGATGAAGCTACTAGTAGATTCAGTTCTGCTATATGGTATGAGAAGATACGGGAAAAGACTATTGTTCTTGCAGGTGTAGGAGGTATTGGCAGTTATGTGGGATTCCTGCTTGCAAGAATGAAACCTGCCTCTTTGTTCATTTATGACAATGATATAGTAGAAGCTGTCAATATGTCAGGCCAGCTATATAGTCGAAATGATATTGGAGTTACTAAGGTAGCTGCCCTTGCAAACATGGTCAAGGATTATGCTGACTATGGTAGTGTGTTTGCCATAGCTGAAAGATTCACTCCTGAATGTGAACCTACAGATATTATGATTTGTGGGTTTGACAATATGGAAGCTAGAAGAGTATTCTTCACAAAGTGGGCTGAGCATGTTCATAGTAAACCTGAGGAGGAAAGAGCTAATTGTCTATTCATTGATGGAAGACTTGCAGCTGAAGAATTTCAAGTTCTCTGTATCAAGGGAGATGATTTGTTCAACATTGATAGGTATCAGAAGGAATACTTGTTCACTGATGCAGAAGCTGATGAGACTATTTGTTCTTATAAACAGACTACTTTCTGTGCAAATATGATTGCATCTTATATGGTTAATTTGTTTGTAAATTTCTGTGCTAATCAATGTGAGCCTCTCATTGACAGAGACCTGCCATTCCTTACTACATATAATGCAGAAACAATGTATCTTAAAACCGAAGCATAATGGAATTTTCAGCTAGATTTATACGTGAAATGACTAGGCCATTTTACGATGCCCCGCCTCTCCGCTTTAATTCAAGGGATACAAGTAATCCTATTACTCTTGATAGTAGTAATATGTTCAGTAAAAGTCTTGTTGTAGATACTACAGGAGACAATATTGAAATACCCTCAATTGCTAGGATATATTACGAAAACATTATCCGTAATAATTTGATTCATAGTAATGTAAGGGTAGAGAGAATTATACTACCTCTTTATACAAACGGTAATAGTCAAAGTAGAAGAACTTTTGATGGTATTATGAGAGAGTTCTTTTGCAAATCCCTCCTTAACCAAAGGGTGCTAAAGGTTACAACCAATAAAGATGATACTTATTATGGTGGATATGGTCTTATATTAGATGAGTGGTTTAATCCTCTCTTAATGTGTGGACTAAAGGCTAGAAAGGTGATAACAGAATATGGTGATGATGCAGGTGTTGTGCCTATACAATACTATAGAGCTGTCTGTCATGTTAGTCCTATAGTATTTACAGAGCCTAACAAGTTAATTAACAAGGGTATCATAAAGAGGCTGATTCCTCTATATACCACTATGGACACAACTTTTCCAAATGTCAGTGTTGACACTTCAAATAGCCCTGATAGTAGGAAAGTAGAAGTGATTATAGATGATTTCAGCAAGTTCTTCGTTTCCCCTATTGTACCTACTCCCAGTAAGTGCAGTAATGATGCACTTAATAAGTGTCTGAATGATAACATAGAAGACATTCTGTATCTGATATGACAGTAGAAGAATATTTTGGGGATTGGGCCCATGTCTTTGACATGAAGGAACTCCACAAGGTGATGTATAAGTTAAGAGTGGAATATCAGAGAAAGAAGATATGTCCTGCTCAACCTGATGTATTTAGAGCCTTTGAGTTATGTCCCCTTAAAGACTTGAAAGTAGTTATGTTAGGTCAGGATTTTGATAATAAACTATAAATAATTTAATTATAATGTTGCAATATTAGGTCAAATACCTTATCTTTGTACTATTAAATTTTAATGGTATGAAGAATTATAAAGAAATCAAAGTAGAAAATGACTTAAAACAGCTTCTTATAGGAAGCTTATTAGGAGATGGATGTTTTTGTTCAGTTGGAGGTAGAACTAAGAATATGTGTCTTAGTATAGCACATTCTGAAAAGCAGAAAGAATATCTTGAGTATAAATGGGGTATATTAAATAATTATAATTTGGCATCTCCCATAATTGAGTATCATCTAAACAATAAGAGATACTCACATGAGTTAGTAGGATATAGATTTAAGTCTAAATTGCATCCTATTTTCACAGACATAAGAAACAAATATTATGATTCTAATGGTTGTAAAAGAGTTTCTAAAGAGTTTGTGCAAGATATAGATGCTTTAGGGTTAGCTATATGGTATATGGATGATGGCTATGTGACTAAAAATTCATGTATTCTGTCTACTTGTTCATTTACTCTCAAAGAACAATCTTTGTTAGCTGATATACTATTAGGTAAGTTTGGCTTGCATTTTACTGTAGGTAAAAATGATAATAGTATGTATCTACAAGCTAAGGATTTTCCTAAATTTGTAGAACTGATTAAAGATTATATTATTCCATCCATGCAATATAAATTAATTACTTATAGTAAAAGAAGGGTTCTGAATAAACAGGGTGAATTGCTGGAACAACTCAATGAGTCAATCAGCAGCCAAGCTACAGAAGAGCATAAAAGTATGTAGAAGGTTCAGAGACTAACAGGTGAATAGCTTAAATAATAAACCTGACACGAGTGCCCTGCATTGGAAACAATGAAGATATAGTCCGAACTATGTGGTGACACATAGAATTAGCAGATAAAGAGCTGCTAAGATAACAAATTGCCTTATCCCCAAAAGGGAGTTGCTACTGGCATACTATTTGGAAATAGGGCTGATGTGCAAGAGAAAAATTTATCTCCATCTCTACAAATCGTTAAAGAGGCGGCTATAAATTTTGAGATTCCAAAGAATAGTTGTATCTTTGACCCCACTTTGGAGAGTTGGGCAAAACAGGGAATATTAATGATAAATTCTGCTCTCACAGTAGAAATGAATAAGGTTGGTTCTCATGCGATGATATGGAGACCATTCACAATTGCTTTATTAAAACACTTATCAGAGTGTGAGACTGGCATTATTTATGTTCTATTTGGGAGACAGGCTCAAACATTCAAGCCCTACATTAACAAACAATTCAATAACATTCTTGAAATTGAACATCCAGCATACTATGCAAGGCTCAATAAGAGGATGCCATCTGAATTGTTTGCTACTATAAGTAATATGTGTAAAGACAAATATGGAGTACCAATTAAATGGTACCAAGAGCGTTAAACAATAAAAACAAAAAGACAATGAAAAAGTTCTATTTGAAGAATGGCAAAGAGGTGCAGGTTGGTGACACTATCACTAAAGTAATCAAGACAAAACATCCTTTGCTTGGTGAGGTCACTATGGTAGAAAATGTAGTAGTTACTAAGGCAGCTTTGCCTAAACTGATTGAGGAGGGTATTATTACTACCTCACTTGGTTCTGATTTTGATGTGGACAAGGTTAAGCCTGCTGAGTCACATATGAATCTTCACTACTATGTTAAAAAGCTGGCAAAGAAACTTAACTGGAAGGTAGAGAAAATGTATAACTACCTCAATACTATTGACAGTGTGTATCCTGCTGCTGCATTCTCCATGATACTCAGAGAAGTAGCTATTGAGCTTGACAAGAAGTATGAAGACCACATTGAGAAGAGTCCTGAAATCTATGTAATTTCCATGCTTGATGGAAAGATTACCAAGGCCAATAAGGCTCATATCAAGAACTACAGAAACTTTGCAGCATTCAGGTCTGTTGAAGATGCCAAGACTGCTTGCAACATTGTAAGAGAAATCCTTAAAGAGCTATTCAGAAGTGGCAAATAAGAAAATTAGAAATGCCACACAGAGTAGTTCTAAAGGTATAACCTTCAAATCCCAAAGTTTGCAATTCTAAAATATTCTTCGTATCTTTGCACCATAAAACAATCTGGTGTAAAGATATGGAGAATAAATTATTTACAGTGTATAGGCATACAAGCCCTTCTGGTAAAGTCTATATTGGTATTACATGTCAGGATGTCAGAAATAGATGGCAAAATGGCAAAACTTATAAAGACTCTACTCACTTCAAAAGAGCTATAAGAAAATATGGATGGAAGAATATAAAACATGAAGTTCTATTCAATAATCTTCCAAAGCAGAGAGCTATAGACTTGGAAATTTCCTTGATTAGACATTATAAAGGCTTAGGAATCTCTTATAATGTTACTAATGGTGGAGAAGGAACTAATGGTTTTCATCATTCTAAGGAATCAAGGCAGAAGATGTCAGAGATAATGAAGGTAAGATGTCAAACTGAATATGGAAAGTTTTTATGCTCAAAGGGAGGTAAAACAAATAAAGGAAAGAAGTATAATAGAAAGTCTGGATTTAGCAAAGGGTATTATCATATGAGGAAAGTACTGCAATTTACCATGACAGGCAACTTAGTAAATACGTATATTTCTGTAAGAGATGTATGTAGAAACACTGATTTTTCTTATAATTGTTTATGCCAAGCTCTAAGAGGAAAAGAGAAGGATTGTATAAAGGATATATTTGGAAATATGAAGAAAAGCAATAATATGAAAATAAGAAATGCTACTATTTGTAAAAATAATGGCATCACTTTCAAAAGTGCCTTAGAGAAGAGTATATATGATACTCTTCTTCAGCAGGGGTTTACTCCTCAATATGAACCAATTACTTTCACTTTGTGGGATGGTTTTGCTCCTATTACTCCTTTTTATGATAAGGAAACTGATAAACAAAATCAGAAAAGAGCTGAACTTCTAGGTAAGAAAGTGTCTAAGATACTTGTAAAAAAGGAAGGAAAAGTTATAGGTATTAGATATAAACCAGACTTTTACTTCAATTATAATGGCTTGGATGTTTATATTGAGGCTAAAGGAATTGAAAATGATGTCTTCTATATCAAGAAGAAGATGTTTATAAAGTATCTTGATGATGTATTAGTTAATACCGGAAAGAGGTCTATATACTTTGAGGTTTATACCAAGAAACAGCTCTTACAGGCAATAGAAATAATCAAAGACTATGCAACAGAATGTAATTCACAAACTGATACAACAAGCTAATAAATTGCCTGTATTGGAATATGACCCTAATCCTATTATTTTCAAGGATAATGTGGATGCTACTATAAGAGAGGTAAAACAAAGACTTGGGGTTTTACAGACTCTTAAGGCAGAAATAGATTACCAATTAACTTTAACTCATGCAGATGATGAAGAGTTTACGTGATATTTCATGGCAGGTAAGTGAAGAGGAGTATAGAGCAGACCCCGCACTTAGCTACTCTACTCTTGCAAGATATGAAAGGGAGGGGTTTAATAACTTGGATAAGCTATTTGACAGGATAGAAACTCCTTCCCTTACCTTTGGCTCTGCTGTAGATTCTATCATTACAGGTTGGCAAGAGGAGTTTGATGAAAGGTTCATGGTAGCTGAATTTCCCTCAATACCTGACTCTATTGTGAAGATAATAAAATCTTTGTATAAACAATATGCTGGAACATATAGGAGCCTGCTTAATATACCTGATAGTTCAATTATTAGAGAAACTGAAGACCAAAACTATCAAATGAATTGGAAGCCTGAAACAAGGGCTAAGGTTATCAGAGAGAAAGGTACTGACTACTATAATTTATTATTTGTAGCAGGTGATAGGTGTATCATAGATACTCAGACTTATCAGGATGTAGTTAATGCAGTTAGGGTATTGAAGGAAAGTAGCTCTACCAAGTTATACTTTGCAGATGACAATCCCTTTGAGCCTGATATTGAAAGATTATATCAGTTGAAGTTTAAAGGAGAGTTTGATGGTATAACCTATAGAAATATGGCTGACTTAATTATAGTCAATCATAAAGAGAAATGGGTAAAGCCAGTAGATTTGAAAACAAGTTCCCATACAGAGTGGGACTTTTATAAGTCCTTTATTGAATGGAATTATCAAATTCAGGCCAGATTATATTGGGCCATTATAAGGCAGAATATGGATAAGGATGAGTACTTCAAAGACTTCAAGCTGCTTGACTATGATTTTATTGTGGTCAATAAGAGGACTTTAACCCCTCTTGTATGGAACTGTCCCTTTACTCAAGCACAAGGTACATTGAGATTTGGTAATAATTCTCAAATTGAAATGAGGAGTCCTTTTGAGATAGGAAAGGAGCTTAACTCTTATCTCACTTCTAGACCAAAAGTGCCTATGGGAATTAATGAGACTGGTACTAATAATTTAAAAGATTGGTTAAATAAACTATGAGTGGTTGTAGCAGTGGACAAGCAGGTAGTCAATTTTGTGATTCTTGTAATGACTACTCCTGTAGTAGTAATCCCCACTATATATCTTCTTACCCAGATGAAGATGCAGTAGAGTGTGATATATATGAGGGAGTAGAACATCTAAAAGGGGTTAAAGCCCCAAACATTCCTATAGTAGATATAAAAGAGGAGACTCAGAATCAAATTAGAAAATTATGGGACAATTTTGATAATCTTTAATTGTATAATTATGCAGGTAATAAAAAGAGACAAAAGCAAAGAAGAATTTGACATCAGTAAGATTAACAGAGCTGTAAGAAAAGCCTTCGAGTCTTGTAATAAGGAAATGCCTCAATATCTTGGAGATATAATTTATGCCCTATTTAGTACCTTGGAAGGAGATACTATAGGTATTGAAGAAATACAGAATAAGGTTGAGGGTGTTCTTATGAATGACAAACACTTTGACGTAGCAAAGAGTTATATCATTTATAGAGAGCAACATAAAAAAATTAGAGAAAGGACTGTACATAAATTAAAATTTATAGAAAACTATATTAATAGTGACAACACAGCTAATGCTACAATAGATGATAATTCTAATGTAGCTAATAGAAATGTTGCTGTATTAAACTCCGAAATTCATAAGGAAGATAATAGGGAAGTCAATCTAAGAATGCTAAGAGATAAAGTAAAAGAATTATATCCAGAATTTAATTATAAACAGATGGATATAGATTTTAATACTATAGCATATCTTCATGATTCTTCTTCACAAATAGGAATGCCATATTGTGTTGCTATTACTATGTATCCATTTTTAATTAATGGCATTAAAGATTTAGGAGGATTAAGTGCTGCTCCAAAGAATATTGATAGCTTTTGTGGTATGTTTGTAAATCTTGTATTTGCCATAGCTTCTCAGTTTAAAGGGGCAGTAGCTACTCCTGGAGTTCTTTTATGTATGGATTATTTTCTTAGAAAAGAATGGGGAGACAATTATTATCTTAAATCAGATATAATTATTAGTAGTGAACATTGTAAAAGACAACAAACTATTCAAGGACAAATACATCAATATTTTCAGCAGATTGTATATAGTTTAATGCAACCAAGTGGCTCAAGAGGAAACCAAAGTGTATTTTGGAATCTTTCTATATTTGACAAGCCCTTCTTTGATACTATGTACGGGGATTTTTATTTCCCTGATGGCAGTAAACCACAATGGGAATCTCTTCAATGGCTACAAAAAGATTTTCTACACTGGTTTAATCAAGAGAGACTTAAATGTATATTGACTTTTCCTGTAGTTTCTTTATGTCTTATCTATCAAGATAATAAATTTGTAGATGAAGATTTATATGAATTTGCATGTAAAGAATATTCAGAGGGTAATTCTTTCTTTACTTATATAAGTGATAGTGCTGATAGTTTAAGCAGTTGTTGTCGTCTATCCTCTAAAATAAGTAAACCACAGTTTAATTTTACTAATGGTCAATTAAGTGAAATGACTGGTAGTAAGAATGTAATTACTCTTAATCTCAATAGAATAATACAAGATTGGTGTAAATCTATAGGAGGTATTCCAACTGTAGGAAATCAACATGATTCTTTAAAATTCTATTTAATAGATATTCTTGAAAGGATATATAAATATCAAATAGCTTATAATGAGTGTTTGAAGTATCTTAAAGAGAATAAACTTCTTCCTGTGTATGATGCTGGATTCATAGATATGAAAAAACAGTATCTTACAATAGGTATTAACGGTCTAAATCAGGCTTGGGAATATTTAGGGGGTAAATGTAATAAGAATAAAGAATATGAAGACTTCTGTAATCTTATATTTACTACTATAAAGGAGCAAAATCAGAAACATAAGACTAATGAACTTATGTTTAACACTGAATTTACCCCTTGCGAGTCTGCCTCCATTAAACTTTACAATAAAGATAAAAAGGATGGATATTGGGTTCCAAAAGATACTAATTTGTATGCTAGTTATATCTTCAAACCAAATGACCCTGATATTTCTATCCTTGATAAGATTTATTTGCATGGTAGAAATTTCTGTGGAGATAATCTTGATGGAGGAAGTTCAGCACATCTTAATTTAGATTCACACTTATCAATAGAGCAGTACAGAAAACTACTAAAATATGCAGCAGAAGTAGGGTGTAAATACTTTACATTTAATATTCCTAACTGTGAATGTGATGATTGTGGATTTATTGCTAAACAGCCTTTTAAAGAATGTCCTAAGTGTGGTAGTACTAATGTATCTTTATGGGATAGGGTCATTGGATATTTAACTAAAATAAAGAATTGGTCAGCAGGAAGGCAAATAGAGCAAAAAACTAGAATATATAGTAATAATATAGAATAAAATGGAAGATTTTGAAATAATTAGTTGGTCTGATATTCAAGCCTATATGGAATTAGAAGGATTTGAAGATAATAGTACTTTAATTACTCCTAATGATAATATGGGAATAGGCAGTTCAACATACCTTATTAATAAAGAATGGTATGATTCAATAGGTTTATAAAATGCTTAAATATGTAGATACATTAGTTGGCTTTGCAGAATTTCCTGATGAAATATCTTTATGTATTAATATAAGTAATTGCCCTTGTCATTGTGAAGGATGTCATTCTCCTTATCTTGCAAATAACATAGGAGAACCTCTTGATTTACAGCATTTAACTGACCTAATAGATTCAAATAAAGGAATAACTTGTGTTTGTATTATGGGAGGTGATGCTAATCCCAGTGAAGTAGATGATATTGCACAGGATATTAAGGAGTACTATCCTGAGTTAAAAGTGGGATGGTATAGTGGTAGACAGGAGCTTAGTAAGGATATTGAACTTAGTAATTTTGATGCAATCAAGTTAGGAGGATATAATGAATCCTTAGGTCCATTAAATTGTCCTACTACTAATCAAAGATTCTATAAGATTATTAGAGGCAATATGTATGATTATACATATCTCTTTTGGAAAGATTCTGAAGTGGAGGTATGGAGAGATATAGATGGGTTTGATGGGTATCAAGTAAGTAATTTAGGCAATGTAAGAAGTCTTAATTATAATGGAACAGGAAATATACAAATTCTAAAATCATCATTATCTGGACCAAATAGAACATATAAATCTGTTAGTATGCAAGTTGCAGATAAGGTAATTAGAAGAAATGTACATAGACTTGTGGCAAGAGCTTTTATTCCCAACCCTAATGATTTGCCTGAGATAAATCATATAGATGAAGATGGTACTAATAACAAAGTTAATAATTTGGAGTGGTGTGATAGGATATATAATTTGAATTATGGTAATAGAACCCAAAAATTTTCTGATTCAAAGAGTATTCCTATATTGCAACTCAACTTGGATGGTACTTTAGTAAAAGAATGGAAAAGCCAAACTGAAGCAGCAAGAGTGTTGGGGTTGGATTTGGGGAGCCTATCCCATTGTTTGCATGGATATAGAATTAAAAATGGTGTAAAATTCCCAGTATATTCTTATGCTGGATATAAATGGAAATATAAACATGAAACTGAAAATTAAAGTAAAAGTATTAACTGAAGGCTGTATGCCTAGTGTTATTGACAAGGGTGACTGGATTGACCTTATCTGTGCTGAGAATGTAATTCTTAAAGCTCCTCAATCAGGTGTACTTAGAGAAAAAAAGAATGAACATGGCGTAATTTCTAGAGTAAGAAATGTGGAAGCAGAAGTAACTTATATTCCTCTTGGAGTTGCAATGAAACTGCCTAAGGGATATGAGGCTGTTGTTCTTCCTAGAAGCAGCACTCCAAAGAAGTTTGGAATTATGTGTGGTAACTCAATGGGAGTTATTGATAATAGCTATTGTGGTAATAAAGATGAATGGAAATTTCCTGCTGTAGCTATTAGACCCACTTCTATTGAGAAAGGCACTAGGATTTGTCAATTCAGAGTACAGTTATCTCAAAAAGCCACTACATGGCAAAAAATCAAATGGTTGTTTACATCAGGTGTTAAACTTGTAGAAGTAGATGACTTAGGTAATGACAACAGAGGCGGATTTGGGAGCACTGGAGTAAAGTAGTAACTAAAAAAAGCATGAAGCATGGTATTAGAAATAATTGGTATTATGCTTGCAGTAATCATTCTATCTATTATCATTAATGGTGTAGAAAGTTATTGCAAGCAAAAGAAGAGAGAAGATATGTCCTTTAGAGAGGCAATGGACTTGGTAGAATTGCCTGTTGTAACTTTCTATAATAAGGATACAAAGTTAAATTTTCTCTTAGATACTGGCAGTGACCTTTCCTATATTAATAAATCTATCCTACCCTCCTTAGATTATAAGGAAATAGATGAAAGTAGGAATATCATAAGTGTAGGAGGTAACTCGCAGAGTCTTGGATGCTGTAATATGACAGTTACTTATAGGAATCAAAAGTTTATTGATAGGTTCTATGTCAGTGACCTTGATGAAGCCTTTGGAGCTATAAAGGCAGAGACAGGAGCACAGATTCATGGTATCTTGGGAAGTAAATTCTTTGCAAAGTATAAGTATATTCTTGATTTTGAAAGTTTAATCGCATATTCTAAGAAATAATGAAAGATTTAATTAAGTTGAGGTCAAGAGGTGGAGCTGAGAACTACCTTAAGAAGTTGATAAAGAAGGGTGATTCTGAGTCACTTACCTATGTACTTGAGACTGATAGTCCCTATCTTAGGACAGGTGAAGTAGCTAATGGGAGAAAGTTCATTGACCCATCTGGTGGACCAATGATTGTAGTAGGTGCTTATCTTGAAGAAGCCAATGCTGTTGTAGAATCTATAGACTTTGCAGAAGGATATGGTTGGACTATAACTTTTAAGAAATGATATATTTTGTTACTGGTGAGAGGAAGCTATTTGAATTTCCTGAAGCTAAGTATAAATGTATTTCTGTAGAAGAGAGTTTCAATATATTGGAGCCTTTACAGATTGTAGGTTTGGATACTGAGACTACAGGTACAGAGATATGGCAAGGTATGTTACTTACCCTCCAGCTTGGCAATAGGGAGAATCAGGTAGTAATAGACTGCTTGACTGTTGATGTCAAGAAGTATAAAGACTATCTTGAAAGTGACAGATTATTCATTATCCATAATGCAAAGTTTGACTTGAGATGGCTGTATAAGGAACATATTGTAGTCAGAAATGTCTATGATACTTATTTGGCTGAAAAGATTCTATTTCTTGGATTCCCTCCAGGTATTGTATCTCTCTCTTTGCAGGCTTGTTGTGATAGGTATTTAGGTATTTATCTTGATAAGACTGTAAGAGGGCAGATACATGCTGGGATGACAGAAGAGGTTATAGTTTATGCTGCAAATGATGTAGTGCATCTCGAAGATATTATGAATCTACAGCTCAACACTATCAATGCAAGGGGTCAGAAAGTAGCACTTGACATTGAGAATGAGTTTGTAAGGGTTCTTGCATATATTGAGTTTTGTGGTATTAAACTTGACCCTGTCAAGTGGAAAGCTAAGATGGATAAGGATGCAGAGAGGTTAAGGGTAGCTGAACAGAAACTTAATGAGTGGGTAGTGGATTATGTAATGAAGAAGGGAGATACCTCTAACATTGCGAGAAACTATGATACTAACAGAAGAGGCAAAAAAGCTAAGCTGGCTGATAATGTATATGTAGTTATTCCATCTCCTTCATTGTTTTCTGAATATGATACTGGCCCTCAATGTATAATTAATTGGAATAGCTCCAAACAGGTTATCAGATTGTTTGAAGAACTCGGATTTGATTTACTAGTCAAAGACAAGGAAACAGGCAAGATGAAGAAGTCTGTGGAGTCTAAGTTTATAGAATTGCAAGCTAATAAGAGTACTATAGTACCTTTGTACTTGGAGTACTCAGCAGCTTTTAAGGTAGTAACATCTTTTGGCCAAAACTTCCTTGATGCAATCAATCCTGTAACACATAGAATACATCCTACATTCAATCAAATGATGGATACTGGTAGATTAAGTTGTGGCTCAGGTGGTAAAGGCAAAGGAGGAAAGACCAAGGATGATGATGTCGCAGGGGAGGAAGATGGAAGCAAGGATACTTCTATACAATCAAATAATAAGAGTGTCAATGTGCAGCAACTTCCTGCTACAGAAGAGACAAGAGCAGCATTTGTTCCTGAAAAGGGGTATATGCTTATAGATTGTGATTATGGAGACCAAGAGGGACATGTATTCACTGAACTATCTAATGATAGGGAGTGGATTGCATTTTATAATGACCCTAATCAAAGAGATGGACATTCCTTTGTAGCCAAGATGTGTTTCCCCAAAGACCTTGATGGTGTAGAGGAGAAAGATGTCAAGAAAGTAAGAAAAGACCTTAGGTCTTTGGCTAAGAAGGCAAGGTTCTGTTTCAATTATAATGGCCAAGCCCCCACAATGGCAACCAATTGCAATATCCCCATAGACTTTGCAACTGAGATATATAACAACTACTTCAAGAGGTTTAATGGTATAGCAAGCTATTTCAAAGTCCAAAAGAGAGATATGTGGGATAGAGGATACATCCTAATTTCAAAGATAACTGGGCTTAGGGCATACATCTATGACTATCCTATACTGAAGGGCATTGAAAGAAGAAAGAATGGTATGGAGGATTTTTGGGATATATATAAAGCCTCTAGGGATAGTGGCAGAGTAGTATCCGAAATACCACCAACTATTATGCAAGAGATTGCCAAGAGGTTTGCTCAAGGAAAGCCTATTGAAGAAATAGCTGTTACTTACTCATATAAGGTAAAGAAAGCAGGTAAAGTTGAAGAAAGGTTCATAGACATTAACAGGGAAACTGTATATGTGTCTGTGATGAAACACTTATGGAAGAGAAAGAGTGCATCTGATAACCAATCATGCAATTATCCGAGTCAGGGGACAGCCGCAGCTATGACAAAAATAGCTGGAATCAGATATTTTAATCATTTGGTAAATGACAATTTGATATTCAAAGTGTTGATACCTAATGATGTACACGATAGAATACTTGTTGTGTATAAACTGTGTTAATTGCTGGGAACTCCTAAAGAAGTAAAGTACTATACACTTGTATATGTGAAAATTTTTACTTATCTTTGTACATTAAATTACATGAACAATATGAGTACAAGAATGGACAATCAGCAGCTTCATCTAAATGATGAGCAAATTCAAGTTATTGTAAGTGGCAAATTTGGAGATGGGTATTTATACCCTGAAGGTGATAGGTCATACTATATGACTAACTGCAAGTATAAGGAATATCTCCAGTATAAAAAGGACTTATTGGGAGAGCTATGTGACACTACCAATATAAATAGTATTGAACATAATGGGTTCTTAGGTACTAAGATTTATACCCTTAAAACTAAGAGGGATAAATCAATTAGTTACTTGAGGGATTTAAGCCTTGAAGATTCATTAAAGTTAATGAATGACTTAGGACTAGCATTGTGGATATATGATGATGGTAGTTTGCATAAGAGTAAGTTATTTTATAACATAAATACTCAAGGGTTTCCAAGAGAGATTCAGGAAGAGTTGTTTATACCTCTCTTTAATAGGTTCAATATTTACCCAAAACTTACAATAGAGAGAAAAAGAGATGGGAGAGAATTTTGGTATCTTAGGATTTCAAAGTATGAGGGTGCTTATGAAATCTCCAAGATATTAGAGAAGTATCCTATTGAATGTTATGCTTACAAGAGATGGAGTTCAGAGACTATCCAGAAATGGAGTAAGCTCCAAGAGGAGTTGAAAAGCACAGATATAGATAGGAGAACTTTGGCAGCAATGCTAAAGAAAATATCTATATAAGATATAGTCCGACCTTATAGGAAACTATAAGAGAGTAAGTGGATTCGACTTATTCGTAACATTAAAATGGAGTATTTGATAGAGCCACCTGAAGAAATAGCAGAGCAGGAAGCCAAGAAGCTGAGTGAGTGTATGGAGTATGCAGCTAGAATTTTCTGTAAGAAAGTGACCATCAAGGCTGAGCCTGAAATTGGAACATGTTGGATTCATTGAACCATATGGAAGAGTGTGAAATCATAATAGGTGTAGTATCAGTGGTAGCCATCCTGTATGGGGTGGCTATACACTATCTTGCTAAAGAGGCAAGGAAATATAACAATTTTAATAAATGGAAACAAAAGTAAACCCTGAATATCAGAAACTGATAGATATTATAGAAGGAGTCTTATCTTCCTCTGTATTTAGTCAAGAAATGAAACATCGTCTTCAAGTGGTGAAAGATGGTCTTATTCATTTAGGTTCAAGACCTAAATTGAGTGATAGTGTGGAGCAGTTCATGGATATTACTGCTAATATGGCTAAGACTTATGCAGCCAAGAACCATGACTATGGCAATAGCTTTGAGCAATCCCTTGATAAGTTTGGTCTGGTAGCATCTATTGTAAGGATGGGAGATAAAATGAATAGGATTGAATCTCTCAGCAAGAAAGAGGCAGAGGTTAAAGATGAGTCTATCAAAGATACTCTCTTAGACCTTGCCAATTATGCTATTATGACTGTAATGTGGTTAAATAGGAGTTAACATGACATTTATAATTCATTTTAAAGATGGTCATAGGGAAACCTATAGTAATAGGTATGATGAGGATGTAGAGCATGAGAGGGATGCAGCTTGGGATGATGTCTATGCTGCATTTCCTGATGCTGATTATATAGAATCATTTTAATATGACTTTAATACGTTAATCATTATGAAAGTAAAGATTGAAATAACAGAAGGTTGTACTAGTTATTCCTATACTATTAATGATATAGAGTGGGTAGACTTAGTAGACAAAGAATCAGATTATTATAATCTTGAACTTGCTGATAAAGTATGTGAAGAGCTTCTTAAACAGGCACAAGAACAATATCAATTGCCAAACTGGATAATGGATTACTTATGGGATGGTTGTAATACTACTTGCGAGCAATATACTTTTACTAAATTAGTTAAAAATAATAAAGACACTAAAGAAGAATATCTTGGACACTGTGAACAATGTGGTGATATGATTTATAGATGGACACTTGAACTTGATATTTCATAGCTTCTTATAATAGTGAACATTAATTAATAGACTTTTAATAGAGAGGGACTCAAAGAGACCTAATCCAATAGGAGAAAGGGTCATAAGGAAGACTTATGAAAGATATAAAGACATCCTGAAAGTGCAGCATGAGACAATATACATTAAGAGAGTTCATAAAGATAGTGGAATTTAATAGTTTCTATTATAGCAGACATAATGGAGACCATGCTATCTATGTGAATGATAAGGGAAGGCATATCAGCATACCTAAGAATCTTGAATGTGTAATTGCTCGAAGACTGATTAAAGAGAATAACTTGATAACAGACATTAAAAGAAAGAAAAAATGAATGAAAGTGGATATTACCCCCCAGGGGCAGAACATGACCCTAATGCACCCTGGAATCAGGTTGATAGTCCTGAAAGGGAAATTGAGGTCACAGTAAGTGTCACCCTTAGTAAAACTGTAAAGATTAAGGTATCTGACTATGAGATTACTGACTCTGGAAAGGATGAAGATGGTGAGTATTTTGAGGATATAGATTACTCAAACTGTGACCTTAAAGATGCAGTTGAAGAGCAGATTGTATTACCTCAAACTGCTCACATGTATGTTAAGAGCAACCCAAAAGTGTATGAAGATTTAAGTAATTGGTGTGTTGATGACCTTGAAGTAAATTTGGAGGAATAATTATGGAAAGATTAGTTGTAATGGACTTCTCTGATAGCAGTGTAACTATATATGAAAATCCTGAAGATAAGAGTACAGAAAAATTACTTAAAGAAAGAGGACATAATATAGATGAATGTAGTGTTATGTTTTGTGAAAGTGTAACTATAAATTTGAAATAATGAAATTGATTAAACCTTATTTTGAAATATGGGAACAGTCTGCTGGTCTTGAAGGAGTTTATAAACAGATTGAGAAGGCAGGTAGAGTATGTTATAAGTCTGAGGATAAGATAACAGAAGATTCTGCTAAGCCATTTGTAAATAGAATGATTAAGTCTGGTCATGGTGCAATGTTGGAACATGGTACTGTGTATTTATTTTGTCCTACTGAAGAGTATGTAGATTCTAATGGTGATGTTCAGTACTATAATCCTTTAGAAAAATATCAAAACAATAATTATTCTGCTTTAGTAGATAGTAATGAAGGAATATATGTTACTACCAATCTTCGTGTTCTTGTAGAGAATGGTTGGATGGGTGATTTACAATATCTTTGTGAACCTACAGAGTTCCATGAAAAGAGAATTACTGTACACTTTGTATGTGACAGAGGTGTATCCCATGAATTTGTAAGGCATAGAGTAATGTCTTTTGCTCAAGAAAGTACAAGGTATTGCAATTATTCCAAGGATAAGTTTGGTAATGAGCTTACCTTTATTATTCCTGAATGGTGTCCTGAAATTAGAGAGGGTTCTAACAAAGGATGGGACCCTTGCAGTATATACGACAAGTTGTATCTACAGCACCTACAAAATGCAGAAAATACATACTTTGCTTTATTAAAGCAATGGGATGAAAGAGTGCCAGATAAGAGATATAAATCTGGATTCAAAAATAATCCTTGGATTCCCCAACAAGCAAGAGCTGTTTTACCAAACTCCTTAAAGACAGAATTAGTAATGACTGGTTTTGTAAGTGATTGGAAACATTTCTTTAGAGTCAGAAGTAGGATTGCTGAAACTGGAAAACCTCATCCACAAGCTCAAGAGCTTGCAGACCCACTTATGGATGAGTTTGTCAAAAGAGGTATAATGGAAATATAAACACAATCAAATGGCTTATATTTAATGGTGTAAAATACATTGTTAAATAAGTCAATTGATAAGGGAGGATAAGTTAAGTGCTTATTCTCCCTTAATTTTTTCCCATAATACCTTGTGGGAAACAAACATTTTAATTACCTTTGCACAAACTAATAATTAATCAAATATGAGTGCAACTTGTTATACTCCTGTAAAAGGAGTGGATGATGTCATAGCATCCAAAGTAGCTAATTGGACAGATAGCAGAGTAAGTTTGTTGAGGGGCCTGTATGATGAAAAACACCCTGATGCTCCCTTAGACACTTCAAATATCGATGAAGCTGCTAGCAAACTAGTATCTTTTAGAAAAGAATTAGCTATTTCTAATGCTAAAGAAATCAATACATATGGTTCTAATTTAGCTAACACTTATGAGTCTCTTTTGAATACATTTAGTGCTGAAGATAGATTTAACAGAGTGAATATGATTGCCTATATGTTCTCGGAAAGATTAACTGAATACGAGGAAGCTAATCCCAATTTAAATAGGAAACTTATTTGTAATGGATTTAATGTAAATGGCCAAATAAAAGGGGGTCAAACTATGTTATTTGAATCATTATATAATGAGATACTAGATTACTGGGCAGAAGCAGTAGAAGAGGGTGAAACCCATGATGCTGATGAGTATAGAAAGGTAATAGAAAATTGGCCAGCTCTAGTTGCATATGCAAGAATGAGACTAAGGGACACTGAAGAATTAAAGTTAGGAAATAAATTAGAGTACGCTGATGATGCTAACCCTGATAACTTTGGTGATAATAATTTATCTGACCTATATGACGCAGACGAGGCAAAAAGGGAAGGATGGCAAGAAGTAAATGATTACCAGTCTGCATTTGGTTCTATAGGCAAAGAAGTGAGAAGGTTTTTAGGAACTTTGCAGAAGATTGAAAATGGGGAAGAAGTTATAGATGATTTAGGATTCCCTGTTATGATTGACCCTGTAAAGGCACATCAGTCTCTTTTAGATATACTAAGAGGGGCAAACTCTGAGACTAGAATGATGAGTATGCTAAGAGAAGCATCTCAGTCACAAGAGTGGCTTAACCCTGTTATAGAAGGTCTTGAGGGGGATAGTCTACTTAAAACCCAACTCTATGTAGACTTTAAGAAGGCGTTCCAGCCTTACACTATTCTGATTGAGGAATTTTCTAACGGACTTAGAACCTTCAATACCAAGCTACTTAACAGGTGGAAAAATCTTCTTTCTGGAAAATATATGATCAGAGTGATGTTAGGGAAGCCTGTTAATTCTAGAAACTCAATATACGATTCTAATGGTAATGTCAATTGGGAAAACTTACAGAAACTTAGAAGTCTTGTACATGAGTATCTAGATAACAAGCAAGAGGTATTTGCTGGTGTGCAATCTAGCAAGCCTGCAAAGTTCTATATAGCTAAGGGGCCTGAGAGAGTGTCTAGAGCTGAGCAAAAAAGAGTATTAGTGCGGATGACAGAAGCTCTTGGGATTGACATTGATAGTGCTACTTTAGATAGAATAATGTCTAATCCTAGAGATTTGAGAAATTTGACTAATAACATAAGAGATGCCATTACTCAAGGATTTGAAAGGGTACTAAATAAAGCTACCTTGGATGCTATGGATAGTGGCAATTACTCCTCTATTTCTAGCCAAAAGTATAAGAATGTCTTAAAGGCCAAATATGCTGCCTCTACTGCTAAGCAAGGTGCTGTCAGGGAGAAAATTGATAAAATCTTGACTGTAGTTAGTAAGAATAGAGAGGGGCTTAGGCTAGAGAGTAGAGTAAGACACAGGGATAGAAAGGGCAAAGGAGTTACTTTGTTTAGCTATGTCCTTCCATCATATCTTAGCGACCTCATGGATAGTGTTGAAGGGTATGTTAAGGCTAGAGATACTCAAGGTCTTAGAAAGATGCTAGAGGAGAAGTATCTAAACTCTTCCTACTTTAGAGATAATGGAGTTATCCTTAACAAATGGCTTGAAGAGTTATACAATAGTGACTTGTCAAAGGATGATAGTTTTGCAGCTAATTTTAGCTGGAATAGATTTCTTGGAGATACTAATGATAACTTCGAGAATTTTACCAGTAAAAGGCACGCTATAGCAATGCTGTCTGACTTCTTCTCTGATAGACAGCAAAGTCCAAATAGCAAATATGCACACTATCCTGTCTTCATTCTAGGTGATAGTGGGGTATCTAAAAGCATAAGAGCTAGAAGATATTCAGCTCAGGAAATTTTAGATGGTCTGTATAATGTGTACAGGCAAGAGTGTAGAAGAATGTCTTTGACTAGAGCAGCTAATGAAAAGCTCAAAAGAGATGGATATTCCACTATTGATAACTTTTCTGAGAAAGAGAATGAGTTTACATTCCTTCCTTTCTTAAACCAATCTTTCAAAGGGAGAGACATTTCCAGCATCTCTGAGAAAGAGGTTAAAGATGCTATTAAGTCATATATGAACCAAGCTGTAAAAGACTTCAAAGTTAAACTTGATGAGCTTGGAGTTCTTAACACTGTAACTAAGACTGTACAAGGCAAAGAGGTAACTTCATACGAGTACCTTAGTCAGGAGGCTAAAAGTGAGGAGGAGCTTGATAGGAAGCTGGCAGATTTCTATTGGAATACAAAGTTTGCTACTATACAGCAACTCCAAATGATGACCATAGACCCTGCATATTATAAAGGAACAAAAGACCTCCAAAAGAGATACAAGGAGATTCATGCTCCAGGTAAGCTCTTAAGTCTTGAAGCTAGAGACTTCAACGGTGAGCTTTATAGTGCTGATGGTATTGAGAGATGTGTGTACTTCGATGATATTGAGGTAGCAGCAAATCCTGCATTCCTTGAAGCAATAAAAGCTCATTTTGGAGAAGACTCAAGATATGCAAAGTATCTAAGTAATACTCTTACTGATGGACAAGGATATAGAACTCTTGACTCTTATAGGAAAGTTAAAGGAATGTCAGGAGAGTGGACTAGGGAAATGGAAAATGCCTATAATGAGATTAAATCTCTTAGGTCTAGATATGGAAAGGAAGATGATATAAGTCCTGAGGACTTAAAGAGGATTGCTGACTTAGCCATAGTTTTCCAGCCTATAAAGCCTTACATGTACACTATTGAAAACTATGCTATAAATGATGCAGATGTTCTTAAAATCCCTGTTCAGCACAAATATGCTGAAGCTGTATTGATTCCTGAATTGCTCCCTAAAGGAAGTAAGCTTAGAGATATGGCCTACTGGATGGAAGAGCATGTAGATGAGAATGGTAAATCTGCTCCTGTAGACCTTATTGGTTCTACCAAGATTGTCAAGGTAGGAGGGTTTGGTTCTACTGACATATCAAAGGCTACTGATAATAACAGCTTGAATGAAGCACTCAACAAGGCTTATGTCCATCAGTTGAGTTATAGTGACTATAGAATACAAACTAATGTGCCAGAGCATATAAATAGTTCACAGCTATTTGGTACTCAGGTTAGAAAATTAATCATGGCACATATAAAAGAAAATGATTACCATTATGAAGATTACATAGGTGGAAATAAAATCAATCTTGGTGGCAAGTTAGGAGTTACTAGGCTCAATGGCAGAAATCTTGTTGCCTTCTACAACTCACTTATAGTGGCAAATATATTAGAGTCCTATGATTCTTTTGCGGCAGAAGCTTCTGACATAAAGAAACTTAGTGATAAATTATTACAAACTACTATAAGCAATAGTAGAGAGTCTATGGATAATATGCTGGCATATTCTTTGACAGAGGATGATAGGTTCTTGATGCCCTTATTTGAGGGTGGTTTGGAACATGATTCAGCAGCTATGTTATTTAGCATGTTTAAGAAGATGGTCAATAAGCAATCCATAAAAGGAGGCAGTGCTGTCCAAGTATCTGCAATGGGAATTAAAGGATATGAGGAAAGCGGAGACCTTGAATATGTAGTAGACCCTAAGAACCCTAATAACATCTTGTATGCCCAATGTGAGATACCATTTGACTTAAAGTTCACAGATGCTAGTGGACAAGAACATGCTCTGGACTTTAATGACTGGTGTAATCCTGATGGTACTCTCAAGTTAGGTAGAATAGTAGAAGAAGACGACCCTCAGTATAGAGATTATGTCTCTTACAAAGATGAGAATGGTAAGGTACATGTTCCTCTCATAGAGGAAAAGTTTCCTAACATCCTTTCTATACTAGCTTACAGAATACCAACTGAGAGAGACTATTCAATGATAAATCTCAGGGTGAAGAGGTTTAGTCAGAAGACTGCTGGAGGCACAATCAAAGTTCCTGCCCAAGGAACTACAATCTCTGGATTTGACTTTGATATTGACAAGCTCTATTTTATGAGGTATGAGTTTAAGTCAAGGCCATTATCTAAAGAGGATGTAGAAAAGATTTGGAAGGACTTCTACAATGATAATCCTAAGGTTAAAGATGCACTTCTTGAAGCGAGAAAAGCTGAAGAGAGTACTCAGTCACTTATTGAGGAGATATTCAAGCCCTACATAAATAGTGACTTAGCTAAGGGAATTGTAGAAACTGATGGTACAAAAGATAGGCTGTATAAGTATTGGAAAGCTGCTGGACTTGAAGGCTCACCAAAAGAGGCTATAAGTAAGTATATCTCTGCTAATGCTGAAAAGTATAACACAGAGTTCATGTCTTATGATTATACAAAGCCTCCTTTGGATAATGACAGGGCTGCTAGAAATAATATGCTTATTAACCTTATCCAGCATAGACTTATGGATGAAGAAACCTTTGAGCAGAGGTACACCCCTGGTGGTTTTGCCAATGCTTCAAAGGCTGCTAGATTCCTAAGAGAGCTAACTTTTGGCCCTTTAAGTGGCATCACTGATGGTAATAATGTAGATTTTAATGCTATAGAGGAAAGGGCTAAGGATAAAAGTTCAGACCCTGAGCCTAACTATGACCCTTCTGACCCTATGACTATTATAACCTACAACCAGCAGAATCAAGTAGCTGGTAAGCTTATTGGTATATTTGCTAATCAGAATACTAACCATGCTTTTGCATCACTAATGCAGGCATTCTACTTGAAGAAGCCAATAGCTTTTGGGGAGCATCCTGAGGGACTATCTGATATGCTTCATAAAACTGACTATGAAGCAATAGACCTTAATGTGGCAGAGTTTCTAGCAGCATCTGTGGATGCTGTAAAAGACCCTGTTCTTAACTTCCTTAATCTTAACACTGTTACCGCTGATGCTGGTGCAGTATTAGCTAGATTAGGATATAGTACTAGAGATATTGGTTTATTATTTAATCAGCCTATAATAAAAGAGATATGTGAATATAAATTTAATAATGGTGTCAGTGTAGAAGTTGCCCTAAGTGAGATATTATCTCAATATAAGGTAGATGCAAGTGAGGCTATACCTGAGGCAAACCCTAGTACAGACTTAAGCTCTGCTAAATTAGCATCTAACATAGTCAAGTCCAGGAAGGCTCAAGAGGCTGGCAGAAATGTTATGGAGGATAGTTCATTTAGAACTTCTCAATTACAAGTTGCTCAGTTATTTGCAGATATTCTTAGAGTATCTGGAGAAGTATCTCAATTTGTAACTTCTTCTAAGTTTACTGCATCTAATGCAGTAGGTTCTACCTTTGGAGATTTTTATTCTCAACAGATGAAGGTCTCTAAATATCTTAATAGCTTCGCAGGTAATGCAAAAAATAAATTATCTGTTGTAATGGAAGTGTCTCCATTTATTCATGCTCCTATTAACAATGACCCTACACTTGAGCTATCTAATCAAGAGTATATTGAGGGAACCTTGGACAACCCATTTGCCTATGAGCAGGCAATGTATGATATGAATAGAAAAGTTTCTAGACTACTTGGTAGCTACTATCCCTATGATACTAGAGTCTATACACTAGCAAGAAATAGGATGACTGAGCTTACCAAAAGTGGAACACTAGATGCTGATACTATAAATAGCATACATAGTGACATGATGGTATATCTACTTGCACAACAGGAAGATAGTCTTTTCAATGGTGATGTTCCAGCTAAAGATGGTATTCCTGCTAGAGAATATTATACCAAGCATTTTGCCAAGATTCTGTTTAACACCTTAGAAAGTAATCCTTCTTATAAGTCTCTTCCTATATTTCAGTATATGCAGTTTGATGTAAACGAAGAGAGTGAAGAAGTAAATGCTAACATACAGGATATAGGAGGACTAGCGCCTTATCAAAAAGATGAGATTAGGGAAAGTTGGGCAGAACTCATGGAAGAAACTCCAGATTTAGCAAGAGACTTATTCTTATATAACTACTATAAATTAGGATTTACTTTTAGTCCATTAGCCTTTATGAACTTAGCTCCTACAAAAGTTAAACAGGCAATTAAAGTTGGTAAAAAATCTAATGATGGGGGTAAAACTTGGGAAGATAGAACCTATGTAGACTTCTTAAATGATGTTCTCAAAGGTAATCTTATGGATAAAGTAAACATAAATAATTTCGTTGAACAATATGTAAGAAATCATACAGATAATAGAAAATTGGTTTTCTCACCTACAGGAACAAATCTTTCTTTTATTAAGAAAGAAGCTATAAAAAATCAAGTTGTGCAATCAACATTTACTCTGGATGTGCAGAAATTGGGAGAAGATAAGAATATATGGCTTCTTCCTAACTCTGATAAAAGCATAAGAGTATTCAGACCTTTCTTAATGATTGGAGGTGTGCTATATATGGCAGATAATAGTAGGTATGGAGATTTTAAAGATTTTAATATTTCTAATTGTGATGTTATAGAATACAGAAAAGTATCTAAGTTGGGAGACACTAATAAAAGTTTACAATATTTATCTAACTCTAATAGTGAATTTAAATATGAAGCTCCCTCTAGTCCTAAAGAAGGTTCTACAGCTGTTGACCCTGAAGGTTTATCTCCTAAAGTTCCTGAATTTGACAAGAAACAGGTGGTCAATGAAATTGTCAAGGAGATGATGCCATCATTGATTAAATATAGGTTCATCATGGCAGAAGAGGCTGAAAGTAAGAAAAATATACTAATCCAGGACCTTAATTCTGAGAGTGAATCTTTACTGCAAGCTCAAGTTCAGGCAATTAGGAATGCTATTAGAGAGAATGGGTTGATAGTCCTTGATGAAAAGGGAAACCCAAAACCATCATGTTAAAAGTAATATAATATGGCAGAAAGTTGTTCATTAAAATGTCATGTTAGAAACCCTAAAGGGGAGGTAGTGGAAAGCAGGTTATTTAATGACCTGCTCCACTACACCTCTAATAATAGGGAACTGACAAAAGAATACTATGGTGTTGGAACCAATCAAGAGTTCCTTGATAAAGTGCAGGGAGAAGCTAAGTTTGATGAGAATGGCCAGATTACTCTCCAATCTCTTAGAGAGCTTACAGACCTTAAAACTCATGTAGAGGACAAGGCTCTCCTAGATATGCTTAACAAAGATATTGGAGCTGGAATATATGACTATGGGGAGGCTATGCCTAAACTCCAATACTTCAATAGAAATAGTCAGTTTAACAATGAATTTCTAGCTACCTTGGAACAGACTGAGGAGGGCAAATATAGGCTTCATGTAGTTAAAAATAATAGGGCTAACCTTAATGCTCTTACAAAGACTATTTCTGACAGAACCTTACAAGACAGGATATTATACTATCTAAATAGGGCTGGAGTAGATGTAGAATTTATTAAACATGATGAAAAGGTAGGGGGCAGATATAGTACAAAGAATGCTAAGAGAACTGCTGATGGTCTCTATAGACTTATACAAGTTGCAAAGGGAGAGCATATAGATGCAGATTTAGCTGAGGAAGCTGGGCATTTTGCAGTAGGTGCTTTGGGAAATTCTCCTTTAGTTACTAGACTTATGAATTTACTTACACCTGAAGTTCAAAAGAAACTAATGGGCAGTAAAGAAATAGAAGGCAAGTATCTTGGCAACCAAAGTAGAAGAGAGTTAGCTGGTTACTTGGTAGGAAGAGCTATAGCTGGACACATAGATGAAAGGGCATCTTGGCAATCTTTGCTTCATAGGATAGTTAATAAGATTAAGAGAATATTTGCCCATGTTACAGGCAATAACATATTAGGAGATGCCGCAGAGATTGAAAAGATAGCAGATAGGATAGCATCTGGTTTTATGTCCCCTGACTTTAGTGGAGATGTGCAAGAATCTATTAAAGCTAGTGAAACTTTATATAGTGCAAAGGACTCTTTTAATACTAAAGTGTTCAAGACTGTAGCTAATAGATTGTATCTACAAGCAGAGGAGATGGCTAACATAGATAGAAGCCTTTATACAAAGTTTAATAACATTGCTGGTCAAGTAGTTGCAGGCAGAGGAAATGCACAGGGAGCTGGTATATTATCTGACTATATTGCACTTGAAGGCATAACAGAATCTATTTCCCTACTTTCAGATTTAATGAGAGGTGAAATTCCTGACTTGCTCACCTCTATTGACTTTGATAATGCTGCTGACTTCAATACTAATATGGTTAGAAATGCTAGGGCGCTTAGAGTACTAAGAACCTTTACTAGAAATGCTCTAGCTATCATAAATGAAGTAAATTCTGCTACCACTAATATACAAGGTGCTGACAGACTTCAAGGTGATTTGGATAGAGTACAGATTGTAGACTCAGATGGGCAAAAGCACGCATATAACCTATTAGAAATTACTGATAAGCTATCTCAACTCCTTAGAGGAAAGGAGGGCTTAATTAACCAGCTTAAAAATAAGGAGACACAGTACTTTACCAAGTTCTGTGAGAATGCTTATGGAAGCAAATATGTTAACAGGTCTGCTAGAGTATTATTTGACTGGAAGAAGGAGCATGGTAATTCACTTATTAGATTTGTAGGAGATGAAAAGATTCCTATTGCAGACTTAATCAATGATATGGAAAGTGATATAGGCATCTTTGACAGGTGGCTTGGGTCAATGTCTAATAATCCTGATGTTATTGGTCAAATTGCAGATAAGACGACTAAGCTAGCTAACAAGTGGGCAGATGACCTTACAAATAAGGCGTGGGATGAGTTAAGGATGCTTCAAAGAGAGTTACAGGAAATAGGCTTGAACAACACTGATATGTTTTGTGAAGTTAGTACTAGAACTGGAGAGCTTACAGGTAATATAGTTTCTAGATATGTATGGGGAGACTATGAAGCAGATTGGGCTGAATTTAAGAGGAAGTGTGCTGAGGATTTCAAGGAGGCCCATCCCGAAATAGAAAATATGACTGACTTTGAAAGGTCAATATTATGGGATTCATATTTTAAGCCATTAGCTAGAACATGGCATAGAGGAAATGGTGCATCTCCTGCGCACTCACAATGGAGTGAAGAGGAGCAGAGGTATATTCCTAGTGATGACTATCTAAGTCAGCAATACATAGATACCATAGAAAGTAATCCTGAAAGGCTGAAGTGGCTCAATAAGTATATGCAGCTAAAAAAGAGTTTGGATAGTAGGCTACCTGAAGGAAGTACTAATTCTGTTAGAATGCCTCAATTCAAAGGTACTTTTATGAATAGAGTTAGGAATAGGAGGCTTACTGATAATGCAGCTTCTGCCTTTAGAGGTTCTCTTAGAACAGCACTAAGAGAGACTTTCTGTGAGAGCAGTGAAGATACAGATTATGGAAGTGACCAAACCTATAATAACATAGAAGAGGATATATTCCAAAACAAACTTGCATTTGAGAAGGAAAAACTTAATAGGTTGCCTATATATGGTATCAATAAGCTAAAGGATATGACAGAAATATCTACTGACCTATTTCAGTCTACCTTAGCTTATGCAGGAATGGCAAATACTTATGCAGCATTTGATACTATAGTAGACACACTTGAGGTAGGTTCAGAAGTCCTAAATAGGAGAAAGGTAGGAGGGGTATATACTGAATCTGAGAATAAAGCCAATAAGTCAAGAGCATATAACAGATACCTGAAATTCCTTGATAAACAGGTGTATGGTATAAGCACCAAAAAGGTAAAAATTGGCAGAGGGCTTGTAATAAATAAGGTAGCTGGATTTTTGTCAGGACTTGCATCAAAGGTGTTCCTAGGAGGTAATGTTCCTGGAGGTATGGTGAACTTGGGAACTGGTGCTATAGAAGTATTCAAGGAGGGCCTAGCTGGGGAATACTATTCAATTAAAGATTGGAGGAAAGCCCATAAGATGTATTGGGGCAGTCTAGGTTCTAATCTTGGCTCATGGTGGGTAGATATTGGAAAGCAGATGAAAGAAGATAAGGTGTCACTGTTTATAAGGCACTTTAATATTCTAGGTGATAATAAGGAAAAGCAAAGAAATTGGGAGACTAGGAGAAACAGAGCTAACTATTTCTTATATAATGAGAGCTTGTTCCTACCATACAAAATGGGAGAACATTATATGCAATCCATGTCATACCTTGCATTAGCTAACTCTATTAAGGTATATGATGTTGATGGAACTGAAACTTCTTTATATGATGCTTATAGTGCTGAGCACTTAGAGGATGAGACTGGAAAAACTTTTAAGGATAGAACCTTAGCTCTTAATGGAGTCTATCTAAAGGATGCAGAGTCTATTGAAAAGTACCATATGCTTGAAGACATACTTAGTGAGATTGATAATGCTTTGCAAAGTTCTTCTCCATTTGGCAGAGTTACCAATTTCACTCAAGAGCAATTAGACTACATGAATGAGAAAGGTTATTATATGGATGACCTTTCTACTCTAAGAACCCTCATAGAAACTGATAAGTACAATCTTACTTGGTCAGTTGATGATGAATCTGCATTCATGGATAAAGCTAGAGAGATAAATAATAGAATGCACGGTATCTATAACAATCAAGATAAGGTTGCCATGCAACAGAGCATCTTTGGTAATATGCTCCTTTCTATGAAAGGTTATGCCTTAGGTTTAGCTGAGAGGAGGTTTGGCACTAGTAAGCATAGCACTGCTTTAGGAGGTGAGGTAGAGGGGTCTATGAGGACTCTACTTAAAGTCATAATGTCCTCAGCTACTGATAGAGGAGGGTTCAGTCTTACTATGAGAGCTATATTATTTCCATTCGGAAAGAAAGCTAAGCAGAATATGTTAAGAGCTGGGTTTTCTGCTAATCAGTTCTATAATATGAGAAGAAATTGGGGAGATGGTGCTGCAATTGTTGCTCTATTTCTACTTAAACTACTAACAGAAGCTCCTGTAGGAGATGATGACGATGATGATGAGGGAGAAACAGATATTATAGCAGGTCTTGTATATTATTTCTCTAGTAGGTTATTTAGGGAGCAAGCTGCTTATAATACTCCTAGGGGTTGGTCAGATGAATCTTCTACTCTGCTTAATGTAGCTGCCCCTGCTGGATTCAGTGTACTAACTCAATTATGGAGTATTGCTAGTGGGGCTGTAGGTTCTCAGTTTGCTTCAGAAGATGATTCAGAATACTTCTATCAATCTAGTAAGGAAGGTATATATGAGGAGGGCGATGCAAAGTGGGAAAGGAAATTTTGGAGAATGTTTCCATACTTAAGAAGTGAATATGTATTTAATCATCCATATGATGCAGCTGCATCTTATGAGTATGGTAGAAAACTTAGACAAAATTAAAAACTATAAAATAAAGGCTAGAGAGGTTATCCTCCCTAGCCTTCTTTTTTTTTTGTAAAGTTATATCTAAACTCCTTTACAATCTAACTCATGCTGCATCTCCTCGTCAGATAACTGATTCCAAGATTCTTCTGTATATCCAGCTCTTTCTAGATTACTTGTAGCAAGTTTAGCATCTATAATATCTCCATCACTAGTAGTAGCTCCTTCAAACTTTCCCCATTGATACTTAGCAGGTACAGGTGTAAGTCTTTCTACTGGCTTCTTAACTGCTCCTCCTTTGCCTTTCTTTTTTCTTCTAAGGTCTTTGGATTTAGCTTTCCTCAGTCCAGTCGTTGGCTCTACAAAAGAACCATCACCTTCCTCCTTAGCATCCACTTTCTCAATAGTTCCTACTTCTGACTGAGATGCCTCACTCTCTCTAATTTGTGACTTTTCCTCCTCTGTTAGATTGTCAAATAATACATTTAATTCTATAGGATTAAGGGCAATAGTCATACCTAGATTAGGATTAGCACCTGTAAATTCCTTACCATTAAGGAGTAGCTGATTGCCTTCTTTAACAGTAAATTCATTAGTACTATTTCCTACTCCCTTTGGTGTTGGATACTCTACCTTTATTGGTATTATATTAAGTGACTTAACCTTGATACCATATTGAGACTCCAAGAAAGTCTTGTACAGAGTTAGTTGTCTCCTCCACTTATCTATCTTGCCACCTACATTTGCACTATGGTGGGTTTTCATATCAAAGATATAAAAGTTACCTTTCCCATCATATGCTAATAAGTCAAGTGTTCCAGCAACATCAATTGTATGTTTTTTGCCCTCAGAGTCTGTAACCTCTATACTACCTGTAGCAACTACATCTCTTGGTACTACCGTTAATCCTTGAGCATCTAGAGAGTTCTTTAACCTTTGTAGCTGCTCTGTAAAAGCTGCTTGCTGTTGCTCAGTAATGTTTGGGTACTGCCTCTTCTTTCCAGCAAAGAAATCTCTTACCAGTTCATCCATACCAGTACCTATATTAGTACTAGGAGTAATCCAAGGACTATTGGGGCCAAATCTGCCATCAGAATGTTCATCAGCTTGTATAATAGAGGTAACTCTAGCATACTTCTTACCTGTTCTAGCATTTATATAATACTTTCCATCTTCAGATAATTGTATAATCTTAGAGTTTGCCACTATAGAATCTACAATTGGCTTAACATCAGTACTAGATTGTGTGGGAGAAGTGCCTTCCTCCTCCAACACTGCTCCAGATTCACTATCTACAATAGTGCCTTTTGGAGTAGTTACTTGGTCATTGGCAGCTACAACAGGCTGGTTTAATGGAGCTGTAGGCTGAGCATTAGTTGGACTGCTAACTTCATCTTGTTTCGTATAATTAACTTCTCCCTGTAATGTAAATGGGGCATTAAGAGAGAATCCTTTTATATGATACCTAAGAGAATCTTTACTAAAACCTAATATACCATCATCATATATATCAGATATATTATCCATAGCCACTCTATCGGTATTCATATTTTGAATATCATTATAAGGGATATTCCATTTTACAAAGGATTCTTTAGCACTTAACACTCTAACAGAAGAACCATCCATAATTAAATTTTTAATTATTTCAAATTGCGTTTCTTCTGTCATTTGCCCATTAGTTACTTTTCCTAATTCTATTTTAGCACCATCATTATTTACAATAGATAATGTAAACATTCTTCTACCATCTTTCCTAATTTCAGATGTAGGAGTTATTACATATTTCCATCCATCTCTAGATGGTAAGGATAAAAATTTAGCTAAAGTTTCTGTTAATTTATTAGATGCAGTTTTAAGTATCTTATCAGTAGATTCAGTAGGTACAGTATCACCTTTTTCATCTACTTCAAAGTACATCTCTTTTACATTAAAGTTTTCACTAAAGAACTCCTTTAATTTTTTTGCTGCTCTATGTATTCTACTATTAGAGTTTAATGCAGCAGCTATATCATTATTATTAAATAACTCACTTATAAGTCTTTCCGAATTTCTATCTCTTGTAAGATGTATTGGAATAGTAAATTCTCTAATAGGAATAGTTTGACCTTTTAGGTTGGGTAGAGCATAATACAAATACTTCCCTTTACCTTCAGTAGCAATTGCTAGTTTCTTTAGAAACTCCTGCTTCATTCTCCAATATATAGGGTTCTTTCTCCTATCAGGTTTACTTAGAGCTTGTAGTTCTCCTTTCTCCTTTTCATTAAGGTCATTTATTTGTAGAGATATGGCAGACCTATTAGGCTCTGTAGCTGGTAATTGCTTTGGAGCTTCTGCAATAACATTACCTCCAATAGTAGTAGTAACTATATTACCATCTGAATCTCTTACAAGTTGTCCTGGGTCTTGTCTATCTATAAGATTTCTTATAGCTCCTAATCTATTAGAGCCATTAGCCTGCTCATTACCTGTTTTAGGCATAATGCCAATAGGTTGAAAATGCTTATCCTTTCCATCTACTTTAATAGTTATGCCTCCAGTAGGTACCTCTACAACTGCAATAAGTGGTATGTTATCCTCAGTATATTCCAAGTTCCTAGATTCCATATCTGCCTTTACTGACTCAGCAAGCTGGGGGTCAGATATAAACATTACAGTAGGCTTATTGCTCATAAAGTCTGTCTCTAAAAACTCTTCTATCCTATGATTATCATAGTATTTTACCAATGGGCTATTGGGATAGTTTTGCCTAATCCAAGCAATAGGAATAGTATCCATTAGAGCAGCATCTAGATTTATAACAATTCTAATAGAATTTTGAGAACCTGCCTTTCTCTGTGCTAAATTAGCTTCTTGATTTTGAGATGTATTTTGGGTATTCTCTTTTTCACTCTTAGTTTTATCTGCTTTAGCTCTAACTCTAGTTGCAGCAGCCCTTAATAAGCTAGCTGCTCTGCCTTCATTATCACCATCCTCCTCTGACTGTGAATCTAATTTGTTAGCACTTTGTAGAAGAGCATCTGCATAATCATCTGCATTATCAAACTTAACATCACTTAGCCTTCTTACCTCATCTAATGCCAAGTTCTTGGATTCTTGGTTAGATGTTGTAGAAGAAGCATTACTTATAGAGTTAGCAGCTAACTTGGATAAGCTAGCTATCTCTTGTCCACTATTTTCTTTGTATGCCTCAGTAACAGGGTCTTCTACAATTTCTTCTTTCTCTGCTTCTTGGCTTCTCTTAGCACTCTCTTCAGCAGTAGAAGTACCCATTTCCATTAAGCTAGGTCCTTGTGCAGCAGGAGTTTTTGGAGGAGCAGATTGTTCAGAAGTAGTAGGAGTTACGGGAGTATCTTTTGCATTGTTTGCTTTTTCTTGTAATGACTTATTATATTCTCCCATTACACCCTTATAAGCCTGAATAGCCTCTCCTGTACTAGTAAATACTGACTTAACATCATCAGGAACACTACTATTTACATCATTTATATACTGTTCAAGTAAAGAATTTCCCTCCTCATCTTGCTCAGCTAGGGCAGTAACTGCTGCACCAGAATCGTTTATGTCTATACCCTTGTTACTTAAATACCTTAAAGTGTCAGCAAATACAGACTTTTGATTATCATCTAGGCTATTATAGGCTTCAACTTGTCCCTCTCCAAGCACCTCATATAAGTCACTCAGCCTCACTCTCTCATCATCATATCTCTTAAGGAATCCAGAGTTGCTATCTCTAAGCAGGCTCATGGCAGCGTTTGCTGCAACTCTATCATCGCTATCATTGATTTTATCAAGCTCTCTAGCAAAAGTAATATAATCTCCTTGCTCCTCAAGGTCTAACAGGTAATTGTATTTCTTTTTAAGAAACCTCTCTTGGGCTTCACTTTTGATTCTACTGGCTTCTCTTGTAAAAAGTTGAGGATTCTGCATCATATCAAGCTGTCTTTGCATTGATGCTTCATAGCTAAATGCAAGTTTGCTGCTGTCTTGTATCTTAGATGCAAAGTCTTGATAGGTTTGAACACCTATCCTATTAACTTTATCTATTTCTGTCTGTTGCTCTTGAGAGTAGTTTTCTCTATTAGAGGGGCCAAGCATGGTAGCCCTACTCTGAGCATCCAATCTCATTATATCTGAAGCAGATATTATATGCTGATTAGCAGAGGATAGATTGCCATAAGAATCCGCCTCTGTAGATGTCCAAGAAGTATAATTGTCAATTAGAGACTTAAGTTCTCTATGCTCTCTCTTTATTCCCTTGAGAGCATTTTCACTCATTTCTCTTAATAATGCAAGCTTTCTTTTTTCCTCAGTCGTTATTGCTGACTTTTGGTCAGACTTTATAGATTTTAGATTTTCTTTGAGTTCCTGCCTATCCTCTTCTAGCTCCTTTAATCTAGTAGTTGCCCTATCCAAACTACCAAATCTGGCCATTAAAGTCCTAGCAGGTCTATTAAGTGCTTGACTTTTTTGCTCTGTAGAATAATCAGACTCTTCAGCTAAGGCTGAGCTGACAGAATTAAGCTCCTCATTGAGTTGATTCATTCTATTCTTAGCATCTTCAATTGATAGTCTTTGAAATACCAAGCCTGCTTTTACATCATTATCTAACTCATCACCATATAGCTTCTCTACTTCCTTAGTCTCCTTATTTACCTTATCTATGGTATCTAACATCTTTGATGCAGAGGACTTAATAGACTGAAGGGCTTCTTCATCTGTTATATCTTGGCCTCTATTTAGTGCATCTTGCTTATACATTGCTACCAACTTAGCTTCCTCAGAGTCCTCATCCTGTAGGTTTCCTTCATTAAGATTTGCCCTAGATTGTAAGCTGGCAATAGCTGCATCATAGTAGCCAGTTCCCCTGAGAGAGTTCAATGTTACAATATTAGAGAATAAAACACCAAGTTTGGCATTTCTAACTTCCATTTGGTCTTTATTCCCAGCAGCAGTTTCCAATTGCCTCATCCACTCTGAGGTACCATTTACATTAAAAAGTGCTTCTTGGTTCTCTGGCCTTGAAAAGAAATCATTTACATTCTTTGCTATCTCCTCTCTTCTAGCATTAACAGCATCAGCTTCAGAACTGCTAATAAGTGGGCCTAGTCCAGACCTCCACCCAATGGGAGACTTCCTGCCCATGTAACTAAGAAAACTTTCACCTTCTTTTCTATTACCTGCTCTAGTTCCATTAAGAATATGAGAATTTACATTTAATCCTCCCATAAATGTTGAAAGGCCACCATAAAGGCCATCCTTAATGGCCTCCGTAGATAATGCTGTCTCACCTACTGCTTTGAAGCCAGCTGCCATACTAGAGGCAATATCATTATCTAGTGCATCTTCCATGCTGCCACCAGCATATCTATTATTTAGATATTGCCTGTATTTGTCTTCAGCATATCCTTGGGCATAAGCACTAGATAAATCCTGCGTGTATTCCTCTAAGCCTTCACCTACAGATTCTTTTAGTCTGTTGCCAAAAGCATTTAATCTACCATATCTTCTAGCATTTGCTACCCATCTGCCACCTTGATTAGTTACATCAATGCCTGCTCTATCAAGAGGAGATTTTCCTAGGTTGTATTTTCTAAGAGTATTCTGTACAGATGGTGCATTAAGGGTACTTTGTAAAGTACTATGTATAAATCCATTGATTACAGAGTTGCCTATAAAGTCTGTGTACATAGCTGTATTTGCAGTCTCTTCAGCAGCAACTCTATCATCAGACATACTCTTAGAGTATTTCTGTAAGGCAGCTGATATAACATCTTCATTATTTTGTAGTAATTCAATCATCTGATTGACTTCCTGTTCATTATAAGGATTCTTAGGCTTTCCTTCTATTGTCGTAGTTATTCTTTCAGGAATATCATATCCCTTAGCCCTAAGTAATCTTGCTGCCCCTTGTGGGTCTTTTCTAACTTGGCCTGCTATATCCTCTTGAGCCTTCTGTCTATATCTATTGTCTATATCAGCATTTAACTTGTTAAGAACATCATGCTTGGTTTGAGCAGCATTCATGCCACCTTCAACTGAAGCTATTCCCCCAACAACAGAAAAATTGCCTATATCTTTTGCTCTACTAAGCCCTCTTAGAAATTTTATTCCTCTTGCAGTAGTATTCAAACCTTTTGCGCCAGTAGCAACCTTAGTAGCCCATGCTGCACCCTTGGTTAAGGCATTAACTACTGCTGAACTACCAAATGACAATATAGTACTAGCAGTGGTGAACCCATATTGACCAAATAACTCAAATGGAGTATTCAGTGACAGCATAGATTCCTGCTGCGCTACTGTATTCAAAATTGGATTGTCAGATAGCCCAAGTGCCTCTAATCTTTTTTGTTCTTCTGGGTCATAGGTATTAGTAGTAGCTACTCTATCGCCATACCTAGTTACTGCATTGTCAATTACATTTTCCCAATAACCTTCTCCTTCTTCTTTTCCTATAGTTGTTAGTGCCCCAAGCATACCAGCAGCCCTAATCAGCATACCAACAGCACTATCTATAAATTGGGCACCTGAATTTACAGCTTTTTCCCAAAAAGATTGATTATTAGCTACAATATTCTGATAATGTTCTCCTAGTGCCTTTTGAGCAAAGATACTACCTCCTACCTCATTCCATGCTTGAAAATTAGATATAAGATCTATTTTATCTTCATCACTAAGAGATAATTTATCTGTACCATTATATTTTTTATATAATGGAGATAAAGAGTTAGACATTGTGTCTAACTCTTTAAGAACTTTTTGTAAATTATCCCCATCAAGTGAATGAAGGTATTCCCTATATTTACCTGCCCTCCTCTCTGATTCATATTTTAGGACATTCATAGCTTGCCTAGTATAAGGAACTTCAAATATCCCTCTAGGCTCTTCTGAGCCACCATAGTTCTCTACAAACTCTCTGGCAACATATATATCTCTTTCTCGTAGAGTTAAGTTATTTCTAGATTTCCAAATCTTTTGCTTTTCTGGGTCTGTACTATTTTTAAATAATTCATCAAATACACTATTTCTAAAAAGTTCATCTCTTACATCAGAGGGTTTACCTTCTATTTGTTTTAAATATCTTTTCTCCCAATCTGCTCTAGCAGAATCATCTAGACCCTTAAGGCCTTTAAAGTAAGCTCTTCTTCTTTGTAGTTTTTCATTTTCTTGTTTCTCTGCTAATGTAGGAACACGATTAGAGACAGGTGCCATTCCAGGACCTACCCAAGTCTGATTTGACATTATATCACTAAAAACTCCCATATCTTATCTTAATTTAGAGTTTAATTTTTATTATTTAACCTCTCCCATCTTTGTATCTCCTGTCATGCTAGAAACAAGTCCATACTCATTAGTATTTTTCGGCACTACTCTTACATAATCTCCATCTACATATATATTTATATCATCTAAAGTAGCTCCTTCTTCTTCCTTAAGATACTTATTTAACTCTCCCCTTTGATAATCATTTAATTGTGCAACATCCCATTTTGATGCCTTCTCAGGATTAAATCCTGGACCCTTCACAAATTTCTTATCTCCCATTTTAAAATCTTTATATGCAGATTTAAGCTTTCCTTTGCTGCCCTCAGCTTCACCTATAGAGTTACCACTTTCATCATACATTTTCTTTGAGTATCTAATTTCACTTCTATTTCCTTCTTTATCTACAGTCCAATAAGCATCACCCGCTCTGTAATATCTAGTTCCATCAAGAGTTATATGATATGGTTCTCTTCCAGATTCAATTGAGTCTTGTAGTTTAGCAAAATTAAACTTATCTCTATCCAATTTTATGCTTGCCCATCTAGCACTGCTTGCATCTCTTTCAGCCCTACTCATATATTCACCATTGGCAACATAGTTATATGTAGGTTTAGCTAATCCTGCATACATCCCAGTAGCGATAATATTATTAATTTTGGATTGACCCTCTAAAGAATATTTACTTAAATCGATAGAGCTTAATTCATCCTCCATTATCTTTCTCATTTGCCTTCCTGCCTCAGTATTAATATTCTCAGGATGAAGTAATATCTGAGTAAGTTCTTCAGGACTTATTCCATTTAATTGAGAAATTTGATATTGCTGACCATTAAGGAATAGCTTTGCAGTTGGATTACTATATAGTGACCTACCAAGAGCTTCTGCCTTAGCTGCAACTCTTTTTAAGGTAGAATCCCCATCCCAATAAGCATTATTAGGTCTTCTTCCTCCTAAGAAGTCATCTATAGAATTATACCTATCTACTTCAAATACAGCATTTGGATTCTTTGCTCTAATATCTGCCCTAAATGCTTCTGCTTTATCAAAAGCCTCACTAGCTCTAGCTATTGGAGTAATCTCAGAGGCATATCTCCTTTTAAGACCCATCAAAGCTCCTCTATTTGAGAGAGTCATACCTTTACTAAAGTCATCAACCATCCTAGATAAATCATCTGAGTAGGTTTTATACATTTTGTAGGCTACAGGACTATTCTCTTGATTAGCAATATCCCTCCATGCCTCAGTTTGCATGGCTAGATTAGTATAATCAGCTTCCGCTTTATCATATGCCTCCTTATATTGTACTAAAGGCTTGACAAGCTCATCATATGAGAATGGCCTAAACCTTGCATTAGAAACTATACTATATGATGCCATATTATCTTCTCTTCGTTAAAAGTTTACCACCATTCTTCCTTCTATAACCTTTGCTGATTCTATCTTGCATAGGTCCAAATACTCCATGCTCTACAGCCCATTGCATTTGGTTCCATCCTACATTTTCTGAGCCTATATCACCAAGACCTTGCACAAAGTTAGTAAGATTAGCTGACCTATTAGCATCTGCCAACCTTTTAGCATTTTCTCTCATTTGAGCTGCTGCTAAGGTTCCTTTCAGCCTGTAATCTCTTAGGTTGGCAAAAGCACTTTGATTAGCCATTGCAGCTTTTAATCCCATTTCAGCATTAGCTTGATTAGTGCCCCTATTAAATGCAGCAACTCTTTCTCTTTGGCCTTGGTTATATTCTTCAGCCTGTCTTACAAAATCTCCTAATCCACTTTGTGCATTATAATCTGAAGCTACTAAACCAGCTAAAGCAGCTGCTCTATTACCAGCACTTTGATTTACAATAGCTCTTCTTGTAGCACCTGATTGTGCATTTAACTTGTTAGTATAGTAGTTTCTATCTAATGGATTATAAGTTAAATAGTCACCAAGAGATGCCGCAGAAACTGGCATGTAATTTCCACCATTTGCAGTAGCATCAAGTATAGCATCTGCATTGGAGTAGTCAGGGTTATTAGTTAATCCTAAAGCATCTGTAAGTACTCCAGCACCTGCTGCTGCTATAGGAGCATATCTCATCCAAGTTGGATACCTCTTGGTCTCATCACTATTACTACTTAGTGCTGGAATCTGAGAGGGTTTAGGAAGTTCTAACCCTTTTATTTTCTCTCCACTAAGAGCAAGAGGAGCAGGTTTTAATGATTCCCTATATTGATTATAGGCATATCTACCAAAATCATGTGCCTCCCCATATTTCTTATCATACATAAGTCCAGGACTAAAAATAGTGCCTACCATTTGGTCAAGTGTAGGAGCACTTTTATTACCAGCCTTAAAATAATCAGGAGCATTAGTACTATTCCACCAATCCTTTGATAGATTATTATAGTTGTTTGCTAACCAAGATTGAAATCTAACATCTAGGTAATCTGGGCTATATGTTCCCTTTTCAGGGTTATATAACATATTTCCATTGCTATCAGTAAAGCTATTCCATCCTTGAGCAATTCTACTATTAGTTACTCTGTTTCTACCATTGTTACCATAGAAGGCATATGGGTCTGTTTGGTCAGGAGTTTCAAGAACATTTGGAACTTCACCAAGACCATCATATTTCCTTCCCAAAAGGCCACCTTGGGCATATTGCTGTCCCTGCATAGCTAATTGATTCATTGCTTGCTGTCTAAATTCAGGGTCTTTCATTTGATTTTTAAATCTCTCATCTTCTTGGATAGATGCTAATTCCCCGAGCATTACATCCAATCCTCTTTGGCTGATTGGGTCATTAGGTCTCTCTTCTGACTCCTTGGCTATCTTCTTGGCGGTATCTGCAAAAGTAATACCTTTATTATCTCTCAGCTTGTACTTACTCCTTACAGCTTTTGGTACTCTCATTCTATTGCTGAATACATAGTCATTGAAGATTACTTCTCCTTCCTCAACTAGATTAGGAACACCTTGTGCATCCATACCCATCTGTACACCCTCCATAGGATTTTCTTCATGAGTACCTCCAGTACCTACTACAGTAAGGCCATTATTCCATTCTGCACCATTAGTAAGTAAACTACCACCAAAAGCGTGTTTCCATTTCCTAGCATTAAGAGCAAAGGTAGCCATCTTCTTTTGTTCAGGAGTACCATGCTCTTTATACCAAGTAGAAGATTTTCCTGTTCTCTTTTTTAATCTAGTAAATTTACCTCTATTCTCTGGTTTAATATGTATATTTCCACCATCAGCAAATGTATTGCCAAAAGGAGACATTGGTCCTGTATATCTCATAGTCAGAGGTCCTCCATATGCTGCATAGTTAGCCAATGTATTTAAATTATTTTGTTCATCTAAATTGTCAGCAGCTAATCCAAAATTAGCTATTGCTAATTGATTAGCAAAATCTCTTTGTCTATTAATTTCATTTGTTAGTCTTTTAGCTTTATTACTAAACCAGCCATCCTTACCAATATCTGATTTACTAACACTATTTAATAGACCAAAGTTAGATTGGTTTAATAAGTCTGTAGTATTAGAAGCAGCAAATCGCATATTACTTTGTTGTGTATTAGCAGCTTTGGCTTCTTGTACTGCCTGTTTATTTATTTGACTGCCAAAGGCTTTATTTACCAAGCCTCCAACTATGTTAAGTCCTGCTCCAGCTACAGCACCCCAAGGGCCAGGAATAGCACTAGCTATGCTACCCAGTCCTTGTATAGCATTGCCTGCTCCAGAGGAAAGTCCTCCTGAAATACCTTGACCTACCATAGAACCAGCAGCACCAATAGCACCACCAAGTACACCGCTATCAAAGGCATTGCTCATGTTCTTTCCAAAGCCAGCACCTTTTTGCCATGAGAATCCACCATCATCAAAATAGTTAGCTCTTCTCTTTCTTATTTTCTTAGCCATAATATAATCAATAATTTTTGCAAAGATAACAAATCATTTTTAAATATGAAAGACTTATATAGAAAAAGTAGTGATAGACAAATTAAATAACTTATCTACCACTACTTTTCTTTGTTTATGTATAGTAAGTAACTGCTATATCATATAGCCTCACCTCATTGTTGCTATTGCCCGACATTGCAATCTTTGCCCAAGGATTTCTTATTCTATCTCTTTTGAACTTACCAAAAGAATTACTTCTGCCAACTTGCCACCTCCAAGTCCTAAACTTTTTCTTTAGAGAGCTTGTAGTAGATGTTGCTGTCTGGTATTCATTTGTAGTAACTAAAAGATTGAAAGGATAACTATCAGCTTTCCAATTAGTGAAATGTTCTATGCCATTAGTTCTGAACTCTATAGTATCAAATATCTTATCAAGATGAAACTCAGGATTAGCTATAACAGCAAGAGAGTATCCCTTATTTTCTCCAAAGAAGGTGCCATAGTCTTCTCCTCCTTGTAATTTCCAAACTTCATTACCCTTTACCTGATAAGTATTACCTTCAACATTGAACATCCACTCTACCCTACCATAGTCATAAAATGAGGAGAATGCACCTAACTTTTCACTGAAAGCTAGTGAATCTGTACTTGTTGTAAAGTAAATATCACTATTGTTCCTATCATAGAATGTTCTAATAGCACCATAGTCTTCAGGATTCCATGAAGCTAAAGATACATTACTATTTATCCAAGAGTACATATTCTTGGTATATGTAAGGTCTGCTATGGATTGCCCATTAAAGGATAAGATACCTTGATTCAAATCATCTACAAAATATACTCCACTGGGAGTTTCAGCCATAGACCATTTATTTTGACAACCAAATTTATTTGTAATATACAATTTACCATCTACTTTACCACTATTAGCTAATTCAATTGGTAAACCATCAGAAGTATTTAGCTGTACTCTTGAATTAAAGTTTATTTTACTTATACCTTTCTCTTGAAAAGAATATATTTCATTATTTATTCTTTTTAAAGAGGTAACTTTACCTAAATCACCATCTAAATCTAAAGCATTGTTCAAATGTATATTTGTCCAAGAATCAGTTTCTTCCCCTAAAGTTTTTGTTAGAGACCATACAATTTGATTTGGGAATTTAGTGGTTGAAGACTTATCTTCTTCAAGATATTTTGCTGTATAGAAATTATTGCTTTGACTGTAAACTTTATTAAATAAATTAAAGTTATTAGGACTCACACTGAGATTATTTTCATTTCCCCTATTTCTATCATATCTTCCATCAATATTTATCCTAGTTTCTACCATAAAAGAAGGAATGTCAATAACTTGATTTATATCTTCTCTGGTATTACTATAAGTTTTTAAATGGTCATATCTGCAATAGAAAGTATCTCCTTGTGTAGCATATATACTTGTAATATTTTCCTTAAAAGAAACATTATTACCACATACTTGCCATACATTGTTACTTAATGCTGTTTCATCATTCCCACCAAAAGCATTTATTATTTTATCTCTATAAATCTCGCCTATTAAATAATATCCAAAATCCCCTATATTACCATCATATTCTGCTATGGAATAATCATTTATATTTATATAATCTTGATTAAAGTCATAATTATTAATATTTAAATCATCCTTATTAAATAGTACTTCTTTATTAAAAGTCATACTACCAGATTCATTAATAATATTACTATTATTCTTTAATTTGGGTAATAGATTATATTTATTATTCTTATAGTCTAAAACCATTACACCATGTCCTGTAGATTTATATTGTATAGGTACTGGGTCTTGGTTAAATCCTGGAACATTCTTATTGTCTTGTAGAGGATAATAATTCTTTGCAGTATCTTCATAAATAACACCTGCCCAAGAAAGTTGATAAGTTATCCTTTGTAAAATATTTATATCAGAGTCCTGTCTTAGGTTAGATGTATGTCCATGCCTACTAGCTGCTGATAATAAACATTCATCTTTTATATTAGTAACATCCTCTTTCTTAGTTGCCTTAAAGGTCAATATTTCATCACAATTGCCTTTGTATTGTATATTTCTACCGAAAGCTTTTAGATTAATTATAGATGAAACTTGGTCACTATTAAATATTTTAAAATCTTGGATAGCACATTCTTTATACGTATTTAAGAATCTTGAAGGAAGGCATATCCTATAATTAGACATTATCTTTTTTGATAATATAGATTTTCTGTTAGCAGCATCAACAGTCTTAGGAGTATTATTAAGAGAACCTTTTCTATGCCAAGGATAAATTGCAAAAGAATTACCTACTCCCACATTCTCTCCTTGATATTGCATGCCAGTGTCATACTCTGAATCTACCCAGAATTGCCAATTAATAAGACTTCTACTAGACACATTTTTCCCTGTTGAAGAAGCCTTTCTCCTTATAAAGGTATTAAAAGCACCTGCATAAGGATTAAATAGGTTTTCTGTTTGTATAGTAATATCAGATAATGTATGTTTTAAGGGAGCATATCCTACAATTCTAAGTTTTATGTTACTATCAAGTGCTATATGGGTAAGTTCATCTGAATAATTTAAATCTAATTCAGGAGAATGAATAGTTAATATTCTCTTATCAATACCATATACTTTATTAATATTATCAATATCGCCGCTGTTTATTTCATAATTATCAATATTGTCTACACATTGTATTTCACCATTAAATTGCATTGCAGAAGGTAGGGTTTTCAATTTATATTTACCATCTTCTACAGTAAACATATTACTTTCAAGATAATTACCAGCATGTGCAAGACCTTGCATATCTATATTATTTCTTGTATTGTCTGGAATAAAAGTGTACTGTGGTCTTGCAAACCAATCACTTTGTACATAAGGAGCATTATTATGCCTACCTCTTACATTATACAATGTAGAACATAATATGCCTTGACACAATACTTTTCTTGTATTTACATCAGGATATACACATAAGGGCCTAACACCAATAAAATCATTAGCTTTAAATTTTTCTATAAGTTCTTTAGTAATAGTGATTCTTGCTATTGGCTTACTTTCTATTCCATCATTATATAATAATGGGGTAATACCTATAGTATTTGTAAAATCTCCTATATATAGCACCTCTGACCAATTACCAGTCTTATATTGTAATTGTAACCCAAACCTATAGGTCTCACCTTTCTTAAAATAAGCAGCTTCATTTGAGGCTTTCAAACTACTATTAAATACATAATCTTTATCTAAGGAAGTTACATCTTCTACATTATAATTATAATATACAAAATCAACTGAAAGTTGTCTTACCTTTTCTTTTAATTCCTTACTTATATTATAAGTATCTGTATTTATATTCCCTAAAAATAATGTATTATCTTTATGTGTAAGGGTAGAAGCTTTAAATAAATCAGGTTGATATAATAATTCAATAGGGTCAACTATAGTTCCTATATTACCTGTATCTATAAAAGAATATGTATTTCTTGATTCTGAACTATCATCTGTAGTAGATAATTTTATAATAAATGAATCTACATTAAGACCTTCTTTACTCTTAGCTCTTACAAAGATTGAAAATTTACCTCCACCATTATGTATATAATTTATAACATTTTCTGTATTAGTAGTTACATTCTGCTTGAATAGAATTTTATCTTCTACTAGAGTATAAGGGATAATAGTATCTTTGTACACATAAAGTACAGGAGATCCTTCATTCAGACCTTGACTTTCAAAATAACATTTCTGTAAATCAAAAGTATTACTATTAATTACTTTTTCAACATCAGGTTTATACTCAATATCATTAATAGTAGTTTTAAAATTAGTAATACTTGAAGTATATTTATCTATAGTATCATTTCTTCTTATAGTATAAATTTTAGTATTTAAAGTAGTGCCATACTTATTTTTTACATTAACACAGATATGGAGTACTTCTTTATTCCTAAGCTGTAAAGATGTATTTAAGGGAATATCTTTAGCCAATGTACCATTATTAATGATATTCACTGTAGTTAATGAATTATCATAATAATAGAAAACTCTCAATGACTTAGTATCAATTAAGTCTTCATTAACATAATATAGTTTTAAAGAATTAAGAGTTATATCAATAGTAGTTCCACTATCATTTGCTGCCAACAAGTCCCCATTATTTCCATCTGGGTATTTATTAATTATTTCTTCATTATAACTATAATCAAGAGACTCAATGCCATAAGAGAACTTTCTTTCAGGGGTTGTTGGTTCTTCATCTTTTATACCTGTAATATAATAGGAGTTCTCAATCTTAACTAAAGGGTCTTCTTTAGTAGATACATAGAGTTCCCAATTCTCATTTAATATTCTTTTTTCACTGCCATCTATTTCAACAGGTGCAGATGGCCATATCATTAATATAGAAAATTCTTTATCAATAGTAAAAGTATAGCCATTTGATTCATCTCTAAGATAAACATTCTTAAAGTTTTTGGTATATCTTTCCTCTATAGGAGTCTTAGGAATATTAGTACTGTTAGGTATAGCTCTTGGATTTATACATACTGCATACCTACCATCATAAAGACATAAGTCATAGTACCCTAAATTTGAGCTAAGGTACATTGAATTAAAGTAATCTATTATAGAACCAGAAGATACAAAGTCTCCTTCTTCACCATACCTTATGCCATATCCACTAATATGTGTAAAGTCAGGGTCATCTAATTTTACATTATTAAGTAACTTATTTAAATATTTCATATCTTTATATCTTTAATTAGAGTAACAGTAGGAGTTGCATCTAAAGAAGTTCTAAATATTCTATACACTTTTACATAATCAAAAGTAGTATTTAAGTTTATTATTTCTATATTAAAAGATACCCCACTTTTCTGTGACCCATCTGGATTAAGACCTCTACCATTATCAGAAGTATAATATAAAGGAGACATACAACACATTCCTGTGGATTGACCATATTTATTATAATATGATAAAGCATATTGAACAACACCTGCCTCAAAGTTTCCATTCACTTCAAATACAGGGGTAACATAAAATTCAGTATTTACATTTGATATTATAGGATTAAAATCAAATTGAAAATTGTCAACTTCCTTTATATACTTTCTTATTTCTTTTTCTGATTGTCCTTCAAGATTTAATAATAACACCCTAGGTGAATTTATGCCATCTACCCAATATACCTTTTGTATATCTGAAGTTTCATAAATTCCTATACTTTCTATAGGATGTAAAGTATTGAAACCTAGATTACCCCTATATAATAGAATTTCTTGTTGTAAATTGCCATTAGTACTTTTTATGTTATATATTGCATCAGGTTTAGTATCACCTAAATTAGTTACAAATAGAATGGCATTATTATTTATTACTTGAATACCAATAATAGTACCTTGTATAGTAAGTATCTTAGAATTACTTTTTTCATTAACAAGACACAAGGAAGTATCTTTACCTGTAGTAACTATCCTCATGTTCCTAATACTATATGCAGCATCAGCAGGAAATTGGCTAACTGCCAAATCCTGCTGCATACTTTTAGGTACTATAGATATTTGTTTCTTTTGCATATCATTGTATTCTTATAAATTCTCTTTTCCCTAATGATTTCATGCCTTTACTATGTTCATTGGTTCTTTGCAATAACTGAGTCCACATATTACTGATGGATTCCATCTGGTCTATAGTAGGCATATTTAAATCTCTTTGTGCTTGACCAACATACCACGCATATTCTTGCTGAGTATTTTGTAATACTGCATTATTAATTTTACCTTGGTCAAAGAGAATTGTAAATACTTTTTTCTTTATATAAAGTTCTAATGCCTGTATAAAGCTACTATTTTCAGGTATCATAGGATAACCTTCATCGTCTACTTTAATAGCATGATAGGCAACTTCTATAACCCCTTCCTTAAGAGAAGTATAGATAGCATTATTCTGTAACTTATAAGTCAAGTCACCAGTATCTGAGTTACCATTAGGCTCCTTCTCAGAACTATAATGGAAATTATCTGAAGCATATCTAAATACTTTAGGACAATATTCCCCTTCCTTATAAGTCCTCACTTGTATCATATCATAGTAGTCACAAGGCAAACACCCCCTGTAGTTCTCTATGTTAACTAGAGCTGTCTTTTCTTCAAACTCATTAGGCACTCCTACAATCTGTATGAAGTGTACAGCGTAGTTTACAGCTCTTTCAAAAGACAGGTCTTGTAGGAGAGGATGTTCTAACAAGTCATCTAGTATTTGTTTAATACTAATATATTTAGTCATTTCTTAATTATTATTACTTAAAAGTTGTTGGTCCTTTTCTTTTATTCTTTTTATAGGCTGTTACTACCGCAGTATGTAAATTAATCTCATCAGGATATTGAGACCTAAAATAATAATCTTCAGTATGATTTCCTCCTGTAGCAATGTCTAAAGTATGGTAGTCTGCAAGTCTTTTACCTACAACTAAATTATCTTCAGTACTGTGACCGCCCCTACTATACCTAAGAATAGGATTGTTGTTCTCATCAAGACCTTCAATTAACATAGTATGATAAGTACCCGTATTAGGATTTTTACTTATTAATAAATCCCCAGGAATAGCTTCATCCTTGCTTATCTCTCTATATCCTGTATTTGGATTATTTACTATGTTTTTAGCAGACATGTAAGAATTATTAGGATTTACCCATTGAGTTGCAGATAAAGTACAATTAGATAAACCTCCTCTGCCAAAAACATCTTTAAGAGTTTTTCTGATTCCATATATAACAGGATTCATATTAAAATCTCTTGCACTATTATAGTTTGAAGCTACGGTATTTGCTTTATTAAGAACTTTATCTCTTTCACTTAAAGGCCCGCCTTCTTCAAATTTGTTATATATCTCCCTAATAGTATTCAAATCAGTAATACCATTATTTATTCCTAACTTTATATAAGCTGCTCTATCATACATAGATAACTTATTCCAACTCATACTAATTTCTATTTAATAGGAAAGCATCTACTTTGCCTTCCTTGATATTTCTTTTAAGAGTTTTCTTCAGTTCCCTATTAGCATTGAACTGGTAGAAAGATTTGTTTGTATAGTCTGCCTTAGCCTTGTTATAATGAACCTTGAAAATCTCTTTTTCCTCCATTTTAATGAGTGTTCTACTCTTATAGGCTTCCTCATCTTCACACCATAATTTAAGTGTCCTATCCCAATCTATTGGGAGATTGCTATGCAGTTTCCCATCCTTGAAATTAACATAAGTACTTATCTTTCTGAGTTCTATAGTGCCCATCCTATGAGGAAGTTTTATATCCCCTCCTGTAGATAGGTTGAGAGCAAGTTCATTGTTTATCTTTCTAATTATACTATAAAACTCATGCTCAGTAAGCCTTTGACCTATATCAATCCATTGCCTCTTTCTAAGCCACTTGTAAGCATCATATACTCCCAATGACTTGTTCACTTTATGGAATCTAGGCTCATTTAATTTAAGAAGTTCTTCCCTAGTCATTAAGATTCAATCTGCTTCTGTAAGTTTGATTTAGCATTCCTTGCTATGAAGTTAGCTAGGTTAGCCAAGTCATCCATAGCATTGTTCTCAGAATCTTCAGGCTTATATATAGCTCCTGAAAGTTCCTTGGTCACTAGCTCTGTTAAAGGAGGAATAAGTGCATCTTCAAGAGGAAACTCTTTGTCAAGAATATCACAGCTCTCTGATTGCTCACACTCTAATTCTGAGGCTTCTTCTGCATCACTAAATACTCCAGTAAACTTTATTTCCTCTAAGTAATAGAGCTGTGGGTTTGAAGACTTCAGGTATAAATATCCATCAGGTCCTTTAGCAGCATAAATTATATTCTGAAGCCATTTATTGTGGCCTATATATCTTAGCCTATCTCTAGATACATAAGTTATCTCTCCATTGAAGTAGTCATCTGAATGCACTCTGGATTGTCCTACATTCATAGTCTCAGGTATCTTCTTAGTGCTCCTCATATAGGTACCTTCACAAGGTAGTCCCTCTACTCCTTCATGCTCTTCTAGGTCTAAGCACAGAGTCTGATAGTTGGATAATGGAACTTCCTTCCTTACATCAGAGTATCTTTGCTTTAAGAGAAAAGCCCTATATTTACTTAGCAAGAATATAATATGGTCTTCAGTAAAAGATGAATCATCACTCATAAGTTTTAGTTCATCTAATACTAAGTACACTAGTTGTCTGTATGTTCTCATATTGATACATATTAAAAAAGTTCTTGTGGCAAAGATACTAAGAATTTATCAATGCCACAAGAACTTTATTGTTTTAGTTATTGTTCTTACAAAGTTTTATTAACAGGATACCTTAGCATTCAATTCAAGGAAATAGCTCATGTCATGTTTTGCAACCTTAGTGAAGAAATACTTCTTAAAGCTAGCTAACTTATCATAGTTCTGCATCAACATAGCTTTAGCATTATTAAATGCTGCATCCCCAATTCTCTTTCTAAGATGTTCCTCATATACAGGAATCTTATCATCAGAAGAAAATAAATGTATGAGGTATAACTGATTATGGTCTACCTGTGTAGTAGTTACTACATAATTACCCCTTTCTCTGTAAAGGTGTCCTACTCCCCAATTCTTGATAAGAAGAACTTCACCTCCTGCAAGCCATGTCTTGATAGACATCAGAGGTTCATCTAATCCATACTTTATAAGACCAGTAAGTCCTCCAATCTTGAACCACCATCCTATACTTGAAGCATATACTGCTCCTAATACACAAGAGCAGGGAACTACTTCTGCATCAGGATTTTGGTCTAGTAGCTTATCTGTCCACTTAGCTGTGTATTCCCATCCATCCTCTGTCATATTAACAAATGAGGCATAAGTACCAAACCTTTTTCTTCCTATATGTCCATCTTCATTACTATAGATTCCATATTCATCTTTACCAAAGTAGACAGTGTTAGAAGTTATTAGTCTATTAGGGTTTTCATCAAGAAGACTTACTAGTCTCTCATCCCAATTAAACTCATAGAATCTCATATGGGCATCAAGCAGCACAAAGTAAGGAGTAGTGCAATGGAATACACCAAAGTTTCTAGAACCTGCTACACCTAGATTAGTATCATTCCTATAGTAGTCACACCCAAAGATTTCAGCTACCTTCTTGTAATTATACCCATCATTGCTATTATCATCAATGAGCATAATCTTCACATCCTTGGCTGTAGCTCTTACAGAAGTAACAGTTTTCTCTACCTCATATCCTTCATTTTGGAAAGGAATAATTACAGTTAATTTACTATTGCTTCCCTTAATATGGTCCCCATTACCTACATTAGCATGGCAATAAGCATTCTGAATCATGGTAGCACCATCAAAGGGGCTTGGATTCATTGTAGCCTGTTTATCATGCTGTCTGTAATAGTTTACTACTTTAGGAACATTGAATATCTTCAATCCATGAGTAACAGCAGTTATCCATAGCTTTTGGTCTTCAGCACCATCAAATATCTTTTCATACCAGAAAGGAAGTTTTAATAGTGAAGATTTTCTCATCATAACTGTAGGATGTCCTATGCAATTATGATGGTCCAAATGTTCTCTTATAACCTCACCTGGCCCTGATTGGAAGTATTCTTTAACTGCTTTCCCATTACCCCATTCAAATCCAGCACCCATAATATCTACATCAGGATGCCCCTGCATCCAATTAAACTGATATTCAAGTCTATCAGGATACATCATATCATCAGCATCCATCCTAGCTATGTAGATTCCAATAGCTCTTCTAATACCTAGGTTAAGTGCTTCTGATATACCATCATGCCTCTTCTTTATATAGACAATCCTATCATCTGTATAGGATTTGATTATATTCTCTGTATTATCTGTTGAACCATCATCAACAATGATAAATTCAAAGTCAGTGAAAGTTTGTGCAAGTACACTATCTATACACTCCTTAAGATATGTTTCACCATTATACACAGGCATAACTACTGAAACCATTTTATAGTGAGAAGTCATACCTAGATGAATAGCATGAGTGTCCTCAGTAGGATGAAATTCATCTATAGGATAGAAATACATCTTAGGGTAAATAGTAAGCCCATCAAACTTCTGTAACAGATTCACATCAGGGCTAAAGTCATATATCTCCTTTACACCTGCTGTTGTAGCATAGATACTATTGCATATATTAAGAGAACCATCCCTCTTAATATAGTGCTTATTCTCCATCTTATCTAAGAGAGCCTTAATAGTTGGATTACCTTTCTCTGCTCCTACTAAGCCCCATCCTATTTCACCAGGGTTTATCATTCCTACAAACATCTTGTTGTCTAGGAATGGGTCTAGGGATTTAGTAACCATTTGGTCTGCATCTAGGTATATGCCACCATAGTTATAAAGTACATATAGCCTCATATAGTCTACTATGTAACCATAAGAGCCACATCCACATTCATAACATTCTTTTACCCAAGGAACAGAATTAACATCAAAAGTTTCTTCATTCCATAATCTTATCTCATAATCTGGCAGAATCCTCTTCCATGATTCAATACTTCTCTGAACTGCTTTGGGTAATTCCTTATTTTTGTCTTTGCTGAACCAGCAATAATGTATTATTTTGGGAATCATACTGATAAGATTTTTAATAAAGTAAGTACTGGATAATACCAGTACTTACTATTTTGTTATGTATTAGGCATTCACTAAAGGAGCATCTCTCATATTAATTACTACACTTGACTGAGTAGTACCTACTAGACTGACTTCTTCAGGGCTAATGCCATCAGATGTAACCTTAATTTTAGTACCACCTGCATTAGATTGTAACTTAAGTACTGCTGGTGCTACTGTTGTAGTACTAGTAGTTGTAGTAGTTGTAACACTTGCTAAAACTGCCTCTACTATAATATTGCTACCTGGAGTAATGGCATCTGTAGTATAAGGTACTGTAACAATCCGACCATTGACTTTCAGCTGTGAAATCTTCCAGTCAGGATTAGCAGCTGTAACAGAAGTAAATCCTATAGTGATAGTAGGAGTAACATCTGTTGGGAACTCTAAGGTCTTTACAACATCATTAGTCCCAACTGGGACTGTACCAAAGGAACCTGTAACTATGTAATTTGTAATATGATTACCCTTGAAAGTAACAGTAACAGGTTTCTGTGAGTACCTAATATACAACTCTTTAGTTTGTCCAGCATTCAGAGTGAAATCATGGACCTTACTTTGGGTAAGTAAGGTTTTATAGTTTTGGTCTGCATATATGCCCTTAAACACTTTACCTTCAGGGTCAGCAGAGATAACTTGAACTTTTACTTGTCTTTGTCTAATTTGTTCCATATTTTTAGGGAATTAAAATTTTTGTACTAGTTGAAGTAGTGGTTGGGGTAGAATTAGAACCCTTAAATTTAATAGTTATATATGACATACCATCAGAAGGAGTATCAAATTTATATTCTTGCTCATTTGATAGTAGTTCACCTGTCTTGCTGTCATAGAACCCAATAACCTGCTCATAAGTAGAAAGAGGAAGGCTAAGAGTAATTTTGCTGCCTATTGTGCCTCCTATGCCTGAATAAGAATAGTGAACTGTATCTCCCTTTAAGACAAAGGAGGTATTATCTCCATTAGAGATATTTACATTAACTGTTCTTGAATCTTCAGGCAGGCTCACATCCAGGTCTCTGGTATCTAGTTGCAGATATGCTAACTGACCTGGAGGCCCAGTGGATATAGTACCAGTAGTTGATGTAGTAGAACTACTACCTATTTCAACGACTTCTCCATCAGATAGAGTAACTTCTACCTTAACATTATCTGCATTAGCATGAAGAATAACATATGTAGAAGTGTCTACAATCTTTGTTAGTGTAGAATAGAAATCATCTTTTGTTTTATCGCCACTATTAGACTTATAATTTTGATAAGTACTATCAGCTTTCTCAACTAGGTTAGAATCTGATACTCCATCCTTAAACCAGTACTCAGTAATAGAATCACCACTTTTGACACCAATAGTCAAACCTACACATCTTTTAGATGTGGCAAGTGCAGTCAAAGCTGCACTTACACTATTATATGGTCCATATCTCTTATCCATTTGAGGATAAGGATTAAATCTACTATCACTCCCAGTGAAGTTCACAATATCACTTATAGTTACTGCCATCTTTATTTATTTTTAGCTTTAACATTTATAAGTTCAGGAGCACCACCATAGTTGTTATAGACGAAATACACATCATAGTTTATGCCATTATAGGCCCCACCCTGATTAGCATTTACTCCTCCCCTTGTGTACTTGGAATAGAAAATGCCATTATTTGTATCATCAGGGATATTTTCCTTAGTATTATCATAACATACAGTAGTTATTCCACCTGATGTGAAGGCTGCATATTGTAACTCTACCTTATCTACAGGAACTATTAGGTATGTGTAATATCCATTCTGTGGGATAGTAAACCTATTTACCTCAGTACCTGTTATGGTTTTTGACTTTGTGCCTTCTCTCTCCATTAGAGTATTTATAGGAGTATCTACAAAATCAAAAGGAGACATGTAGTCTTCTACTACGCCATAGTAGACATTGTTACCTACAACAGGTGGTTGAGTACTAGTACTTGTAGTAGTTGCATCTGCAGGAATAAATACTGGGTCTATAATTGCTGACTTATTACTACTATAAGGAAGCTTAGTAGCAGTACCATTTATTAGAACTTTGTCAACTTTCCATCTGTCATCAGCACATACTATTTTATTGATAACATAGGTTATCCAGTTACCTGCCCCAGCAATTGTCTTAGAAACATCCACACCAGTTACTGAGACTGTTTGATTTGTATTATAAGTAGCTATATAAGGAATACTACCAGACTTAAATAAGAGAACAATAGGTGCTGGAGTTGATGTCGTTGTAGTTGTAGAGGAAGTTGTAGAGGAAGTTGTAGTACTCACTTCTCTATACCTAAGCTCTATGGTGTTAGTACCTGCTGAAGGTATAGTATATTGTAAAATATTACTGCTACCAATTAAAGACCCTGCTACATAAAAGCCACTGAAAACAAATCCAGGAACAGCTTGAGCCATTATAGTAACTTTGCTACCTACTTCTACCTTTACTGGAGTTCCTATCCCAACTAGTTCATTGTCTACATAGGCAGTACTAGCTACTGTAGAACTAAGTATCAGATAAGTAGGCTTAATGGGAGGTTGGGTAGTTGTGCTTGTAGTAGTTGTTGTGGTTGGTACAATTACAGGTGGAGGAGTAGAACTCCCTCCATCCCAACACACACATACACAGTAAGGTCTATTAGTTGGTAAAGATACTTCACAAGTGGAACCAAAGAATTGGTATAATAAATCTCGCATCAGCTTAATATCTCCGTTTGTTATATAATATCTTAGCTCAGTGTGAGTGATTTCATAAATGAAGTCCATGACTAGCATCTTGAATACTACATCATAGCTTTTATATCCTGTGTGAGCTAAGGTCTTGAAGTATCTTATCAAATTATCATACATTAACTCATTCATTGCATCCACATCCATTACTAGGTTTAGTACTAATAGAGTTAGTAAACTTCTTCCAATATGTTATGGCTAATAGGAAGTCCCTAGTTTTAAGACAGATTTGGAATGCTTTATATCTTAGGATAAAGTCAATAAAGGCTCTTGGAATATCACACTTGTGATAGGTCTCACTAAGGTATTTCAAAGCCTTTTTATAGATGGGGTAAGCATCTACTCCAACTCCTAAAGTAATAGGAGAGTCTAAACCACAAGGCACATCACAAGAAGGAACTCCTTTTGTAATCACATACACAAAGAACATATTACTCTCCATAGTAGGTACTAATAAATCTGTGGCCTTGATAGTCATTTGCACCCTCTTCTGGTTGCCAGAAATAGTGTAAGAGTACACTGGATATTTACTTACTCCATCCTTGCTAAAAGTATCTTGTGTATCTACTACTATCTTATCTATATAGACATTCTTAAAGTATGGCATATCCAATACAGAACAATCTATATAGATTCCCTTATTACAAGGGATAACAAATAATTTATTAAATTCTACCATATCAAGTTCTTTGATTAAAAGAAATAAGGGTGAAAGTTATAAAACCCTCACCCCTTTTATGTCTCTAAGTTAGAGAGTTGCAATACGGAGGCCCGTAGCAATATTGAAGGCTATAATTACCTCATTAAGTTCTGCCTTATCAGCACATACAATTGTAATAGTCTTTTCAGACTTTTGTACTGACTCATTGCTACCAACATAAGCATAGTGAATATCAAATACGCAGTATGTCTTAGTTGGGTCTACAAGATAAGTAGTTGGGATATTATTAGGCCAGCCAATTTGTCTATATTGGTCTCCTCTCTCACCCATGCAGAAGTATTCAAGGTCTGCAATAGTCTTACCATTACCAATAGAACCCCTTGTACTTTCTGTCAGAGTAGCCCAATGTCTTTCATCACCATTTACTGTAACAGGTACTGATTGCACTGTGAAGTAAACAGGAGTCTGTGCCATAACTCCAAGTCTCCAAGGTTGCTCAACTTCAGTAATAACTACTCCAGTGTAAGTATCTGTGAGGTCTGCTACCTTAGTTGTAGGAGTTACCTCTGTAGTTGCATATGCAGTCTTAATCTTAATCTTGATAAGAGGAACTACTTCTCTGCTGAAGTTCTTAGCCAGAGAGACTGCAAGAACCTTATAGAACTCACTTGCATCCATGCCAGCATAAGCATGTACCATACCATACTTGAAGTACTGGTCTTCATCTGACATACCTACATATTGCTTGAATGCAATTCTTAGGATGTAATCCTGTCCTGCAACAGGAGCACTACCATTGACATTTGAATCAAGAGCTATAGTTACTGACTTAAGGCTATGTGCCATAGCAGTTGCATCAGTAGCCTTTGCATAAAGGATATTCTTTATGTCAATTAGGTCACTTCTCATTAAGTTATCAGCACCCTTGTACTCAAAATACAGATGGTTCTTGGCAGTATCATTCCTTACTGCAATAGAACCAGCAGCATCTGAAGCAAGCACATGAGGAGTCTTGAATGCTGTTGCTACATAAAGTTGTCTTACTTGATTTACACTAAATGTCGCCATTTTAATTTGAAATTAAATTATACAATAGATTTTATTTTCCTGCACTTGGAACCCTACTTATGATGGCAAGCCTAACTGCTCTCTCAAGTATTGCTCTATGTATTACAGGGTTCAGTTCACATTCTGTTTTTTTATTGATACCGTTGATTGACAAATCATTTGGTAAGTCATTCAGTATAATTGGATTTGGTCTTGAAAGGTATCTGACAAGATAACTAGCCACGTTATACTTTGAAACTATTTCAACTGCCTCTTCATTAAGGTCAAGCCTTAAGGCTCTCCTCTCATTAGAACCTCTAAATGGATTTTTCCTTATCCTATGGTATTCATCCTGTGTAACAGGAGTTACACAAACATCTTCTCCACTCTTGCATCCTAATCCATCATCTTTCAAATCAACTGCCTCATAGGTTATAAACCATAAGTCTTTGGGCAGCTTAAAGAATACTGAGTGCTTAGATAGTCCCTTATATGTAGTTTCCTTAATAGGGGTAGTGTAAGTTTTAATTAGGCTGCTCAAGTATCTTCTGACTTCCTCAGTCTTTTCAAATGAGTCTCCAAATGTATTCTTACCATTGTACATATCTATTACCACATCTTCTTGTGCTTTGGTGAGAAAAACTGACTTCTCATATTCATCCAGCTCAATGGTATTAGGGGTTTCCTTTGTATTAGAGTAGCTGTTCAGTAAGGCATCAAACTCATTGGAAAATTCTTCAGTAGTCATTATTCACTCCTTTGTCCTAATTCAACATCACTTTTTAGGTCTCCTGCATAAGCAGCTCTAGCTAGCTCTACTGCCCTCTGTAGTATCTCAGGATGTATCTCAGAGTCTAGCTCACAGCCCATTGCATCTTTTTCAGTATTGATTGACAAGTCACTTCCAACAAGACTTTCAAGTATAATAGGCTTAGGGTGCTTGACATATCTTATGTGATAGCCATCAGGACTAACACTATTAAGATGTCCTACAATCAAGTTAATGTCATCTTCCCCATTGATTATTCTCCATGCCTGATTCTTCAAAGGTTGTTTGTAAGGCTTAGATGATACTCTAAGATATTCATCATACTTTATAGGTATGACCTGTAATCTGTATTTCCTATCATCATCTTTCTTTGTGACATCCACAACCTCATTTACTACTACAAAAACATCATCAGGCCAAGTAATCTTATATGCACCAGTTACATTTCCAAAGAATGATGTAGGAGCAGGGGCAGTACCAGAAGAGGCATAAGTCTTCATAAGTTTAGAGAAGTCCACTTGCCTCTTCTGAGAACCATCAAAGCCCTCCCGATACTTATTACCTTTAGGATTAAAGTAGTTCTTAATAATCTCACTCTGAGCCTTAGTTAGGAAGACTGACTTCTCATATTCATCTAAGCCTGGAGCTTGGTTAGACATTACATTGTTGTACAGGACATCAAACTCATTTGAAAATTCTGGTATAGTCATATTACTTTAGTTTAGCCTCCAATGCAAACTTTACTTCTTGATGCTTAGGAGAGTTCAAGTACTTAGCTGCTATATTGAGAGTAGGCTCTTCATTTGCCTCACACAGAGGAGAATTGTCAGCTCTCAAATACAGGTAATTGCCTCTATTGGAAATTAAGCCAGCTTCTATAGCCTTCTTAATAAGAACCTTTGTAGGAAGCATTGGGTCAGTAATTACTCTTAAGAATATCTTACTGTCATGCTGTATAAGTTCATTAACCTTAGTCTGCAAGAACTCTAACTTAGCAGTCTTAGATGTAGGTCTGCCATCAATTGTTTCTACAATAACCCTCAGAGTGTCAAAATCATCCTCGATTTTTCCAAACTCCTTGTAGCATCTCATTGTAGCACTCATATTACTCTTGGCAGTCTTAGTTTCCTCTCCTTCTGAGATAATAACAAACTGGTAAGTAGCTTTTGGGGTATCTTGCAGTGCCTGCAATGAAGGAGCAATAAAATCCTTATTAGCCAGCAATATCTTATATCTAATGTAGTCTTCTGGGTCAGATAGATTGAGGTAGTTATCCTGCTTAGTCAATCTAACCTTACTGATTCCCTTCTCATTACTATCATCCCAAAAGTTATCTACCTTCTTGTAGATGCTTAAAGCATTATACTCTAGTCCCATAATCTCTTCAAGGAATGCCTTTTCCTTATCTGTAAGGACATTGACAAACATACCTGAAGATAGTCTAGGAACTACAAAGGTTCTGCTAGCTCCCTCTGCCATACCTCCTGCAAGGATATGCTTAGGGTTATTACCCCACATACCTGTCAGTTTAGGTACATGTCTTACAATAATCTTCTCATTCCTCAAACAGCTGACTACTTGGTCTGAGGGTTCTTCAATTTTTCTAGACCTCTTAGGTCTTTCAGGGGCAACTTCATTGCCCTTTACTTCTTGTAAAGGGATTTCCATATCAGCACTATCTAAGTCAAAATCAGGTGCTGTATAGTCTACCTTCTCTTCCATCTTTTCTTTTGCCATAACTTCTCCGTAGTTTATAAAAATAAAGGGGAGAAGGAGAGTAACCTCCTCTCCCCTTTGAAATTATGATTAGCCCTGTAGAACAGCAGGGATTAGTGACATAGTTCTTGTTGGGTCAAGAACACAGATACCAAGAGTAGCCATTCTGTGGATTACAGCAGAATCCTCATCAAATGACATATAAGGATTACCCTTTTGACCTGTGAATGGATTTCTCAATCCCCACTGATAACCTCTGTATTCATTATCACCCTTAATCTTACACTTAAAGATATTAGGTTGGTCCATAGTACCAATGTACATAATATCATATCTGTAAGAGAAGGCAACACCTCCATTTGGATGGAGAATCTTGTTTCTTACGGGGTCATCATAGAATGGGTCTACATCAATCTTAACCCTTACTCCATTAGGAGCTTTGTATTCTACAAATTGGAAACCAGCACTTAGTGAGTTCTGATGAAGCTGTGATTGAGTCTTCTGTACAACTCCAATAGAGTTGTTATCAAGAACAAACTGAGTCCAACCTGATACAGTCTTAAGTACTTCCTTGTGGAATTGGATAGCACCTCTTTCACCAGTCTTAATGAGGAAGTATCTATCACCAAAGTCCAACTTAGCAGCACTTAGCTCATATAGAGCATCTTCAAGAAGCTTCAAACTAAATGTGTTGTAATACATAGTATTAGCAACTTCCATTTGTTCAAATAAGCCAGCACCTGTCTTAATAACATTACCTGACTTACCAAAGTTCATGTACTCACCATTCTGATTTCTGTTGCTTCTACCAAAAGCAAGGGCATTGTTCTTATATTCAGAGAACTGACACTCTACTTCATAGTCTACATTGTGCATCCACATTGTAGCAACTGACTTAATATATCTACCCTCTGTTTCTTTAGTGAGAGGAATACCAACAGCCAGCTTCTTATTCAGCATAGAGCCTGGGACCTTATGTTGGATTCTGATTACAGACCACTCATTTCTCATAGAAACAGGGCTTGTAAATCTTACATCACCAACCTTTCTTGAAAGCTCCTTCTCAACAAATGCAGCCTCAACTGAGAATCTCTCACCTGCAAGTAATCTTTCAGCAGGAACACCTGCTGTGTTACCTCCAGCAAGCTCTACCTTGTAAACTGCATTAGTACCCTCCATTCTTGGGTCTCCGAGGATTCTGAATTGATAGACTTCATTCAGACTACCTACAATATACTCCACTTTGTTATCCTATAGGCTTTTTATCCTATAGTTCTATTACTTTACCATTGTAATAGGTCGGGATAAATTTTCATCCTTATAAAGGCATAAGGAGTTGAGCACTCTTGGGGATATTATATTCTACGATAACCATTTATTAGTTGACTTAAATAACTCTTACTAATATTCCACTTATTCATTATTTCTTTTCTAGTAAGTCCTAAAGAGAGACTCCTTATAATTTCCTCTCTATCTCTTTGACTTAATTTATAAGTTCTTGTAGTTCTTAGCTCGACGTTGTTTCTAACTAATAAATCCTTAATGGTTTGTTTATCTACATGGAATGCCCTACTTATTTTCCTTAATGATTTTCCAAACTGGTATTCTTTAATAATGGATTCTGAATCAAGATTTTTGAATAATTTAATACCATCTTGTCCACCTTTAGTAGAATTATACCCATTGTTATAAGAATCATAATACTTTATCCAGTACTTTTCTCTATCATTAAGGTCAGTAGATTCTACTTCTTCGATTACTTCTATTGTAAAATTAGATTTCCCATACTTATTTATAGCTTTATGTACAGCCATATTTAATACTGCTTGGTTACATTTAGCAGCACAATGCTGGTAAAATCTTTCTTTTACATCTTGAATAGTTTGCCCTATATAAGACTTACCATTTATCTTGTTAGTAATCTTGTAGATAAAACCTCTCGTAGTTTCAATCTCTAACCTCTACACTACTTTAAGTTATTACACTTAAAGTTAGCACGGTATTACCTTATATTATTTGGAAGGCTTCACCGTTTTTGCTCAATTTTACTTAAGTCTGTTACCAGACTATGATGGCAAGTAGCTTGTAGGTTAAGCTACGAGTCTACCATCAGCAAACCAGTCCTCAGGAAATACTAAGTAGAAAGGTGCAGTACCTACACCCACCATTCCTGAATCATTAGTTATAGGTGTACCATTTTCATCTCTTGCCTCTAAAAGAGGAATGTTTCTTCTTGAAGAACCAATAACATCCCAGTAGTACTCATTGTCATCCTCAAATTCTCTTGTTGGGAATTGGTTTAGGAATGTGTCAAGGGTCTTTCCTCTGTAGTAAGCTAACAGTTGCACCATTAGGTTTGTAGCCTTTTGTGGAGCTAACTGAAAGATAGAACCAAGGTGGTTTTCCTTAGTAAGTCCCTTCCAGTGCTGGAAGCCTACCATTTGAAACTTACCTAATTTTCCAGCCATAAATAATTTAATTTATCAGTTATTTAGTTTACATCTCTGGGCTTAGACATCTAACTTCCACCCCTTCCCAATAAAGGATTCGGGGTCCTCATCAACTCCACTTGCATATTTCAGACTACCATCTGAGGTTCTTGCAGTATTGTTAAGAGTATTTTCCAGCTCTCTAAGACCTTTCTTTACTTCTTTCTTTACTTTACCTTTCACTAAACCATCAAGATTCTTAAAGCCATCAGTTAGTGTAAAGATTAGACCTATATTCTTTAGGAAATCTACTCTGTTCTCCATTTCATACCTTTGAATGGCAGTGTAGTATCTCCCAGTTTCAGGGTCTTTATAAACAGGCTTTGATATATTATCATATATCCTTTGTCTAGTTACCTTATCTACAGACAACTCTCCAAAGACTTCCTTATCATTAAGGATAGATGTCTTCAGTTTTTCAGCCTGCCCTTTCCTTTCCTTCTCTTCCTGTTCTGCTTCTGCTTTTGCTTCATTAACAAGTTCATCATACTTGTCTTTGAAGAAATCCATATTGCTTTTCAAAGCCTCTTTAGCATCTTCAATATCGGTTCCAGCATTAAGGGATTTCTGCACTTCTCTTGTAGCTCTTTCCTTGCTATAACCTCTATTGATAAAATCTTGATAGATTAGGTCTTTTCTAAGTTTTTCACCCTTATCACTTTCATCAGAGATAGACTCTTCCTCAATACTATCAAGGAAGTCGATTGTATTTTCATATTTCTTAATCTCTGTAGGCTCTACCCCAGCAGTCAAAGCTTCATCAATTCTCTTCTGTCTTTCATCAAGACCAGCTTTTATTTGCTGCTCAATTAAGTCCCTGAAGTCTTCAGGCTCTTTAATCTTAGAATAAGACTCATCATCAAGGTCAGGGAAGATACCCTCCTCCTTCAAGGCTTTAGCAATGGAAGAGTAGAAGTTTTTGGGAGAAGTACCATCACCTTTCGGAGTGGTATCTTCCTTTTCCTCTTTATTATCTTTTCCACCACCTACGCTCTCTGGTTCAGTAAATAAAGTATCTACATCAACCTCAGTAGTTTCATCTTTTTCTTTGCTATCATGGTTCTCTTCAGAACCATCTTCTCCACTCTCTTTACTAGGAGGTGGAGTTTCCTGTGCATCATCTTCTACAAACAGATTATCTATTTCCTCTGCTCCTAAGATGTTATCTAAGCTAAGTTCTTCTTCCATATACTTCTCGTCTTAGTGTTATCTTAAACAGGTGCAAAGATAGATAAAATTTTATTTGCCTACAATACAGTAAATAAATTACTTTGAATAAACAAGTATAATATTTATATAATAGGCAAAAAGAAAGGGCAGGATGCTATCCTGCCCAATCCTTATTGTATATATAAGTAAGGAGATAGGCATCAACTTCATCATTATCCCTTTGTGGTTCATATCCTATATATCTCCATATGGCATTCTTGATATGCTCTGACTCATGGGCAATTACTAAATATAACTCTATCTTATACAACAACTTGTCCATCACTTTTTCATTTTGCCACCACAAGCATATCTTCTCTTGGTCTTAGTGACCCCAGCTTTAGCTGTCATAGGCTTTGCTCTACCTGTTCTTCCTGCCATAATTTTACACTTTTAGTTATTTACCTTTCTTACCTTTACCTTTTCCTTTACAACCACATTTCTTTGCCATAATCATAGAATTTTAATTGTTATTTTTTCACCTTTATCATGCTTGTCTTTAAGGAGCTTATATAGCTCCTTGAAAGTCTCTTTGCTGTTTATTACTTGACCCTTAACTTTATTGACACCTACTAATAAGCATCCTGCCGAGTCTTTATCAGTATTACCAGCATGAATAAGTATGCCTTCAAATCCCTTTACATTAAGTAGTCTAGGTAGTTTACTATTGCATACTTGCTTATAGAAGGGTTTAGTACAGAATCTAGGAGAAATAACATCTAATGTAACTTCATAAGTACCTCTTGGAATAGCAGTAATTGAAGGCTTTTTCAGTTTCCTAATCTCTGCTATTGACATAGAATCATCTAACCCTCTGTCTGTGTCTTCAAGCACATTGCAGAACCACTTGCCATCTATAGTAAGATTACTTATGGTGTAGCCCTGCTTCTTCCATTTTCTGTCCACTACTAATTTCATGCTCATTAAAAAGGTTTAAGTTTCTCTTTCTCAATTGGCAGGTAAGGTCTGTACATATAGAACTCATAAGATGAAACATTTGTTTTCTAAGTTCTCCTACTTCTTGTTCTAATCCTGAATTTCTCTTTAGTACCTCTTCCAGCCTTTCTCTATTATCTGATGACAGCTTCTCATAAAAGTCCAATGATTCTTTCATGTTGCTTATGAGATTGCTATCAACCTCACTATCATATTTCTTTCTTGCAAAGAACCATGATGTCCAGCCACTAACTATAGTGGTAATAAGTCCAATGCACCCAGTGATTAGTATTCCTAAGTCAATCATGCTTATTTTACAATTTCTATGAATCTATGTTGCTTGTTCTCGATATAGGGGTTCTTCTCCACGACTTCTACTCTAACCACTTTATGCTTCTTTTGAAATAGTCTAAATAACCAACATTTCTTTGGGGGATTTATAGTTTCTTTCTTATAATTTACTATTACATATTTCTCACTAATAAACTTGGGAGTGGTAACAATTGTACTGGGGTACTTAAGTTCAAGCCCTATCTGATACCATTTATCCCCAAGTAAGGTGTCTATATGCAATGTAGGCTCTCTGAATATAGTATCTCTGAACTCAATTGTATCAGTCTTTGATGCTTCAGAGAGCATATATTGCATAGCTTTTAGGTTCTTATCCTTTATCTCTAGCTCCTTCCTAACCCCATTCATCTTCTGTAGGATGGAGTCATTATAGTAACTGAGTTGCTCTACTGTCAGTTGAAATACTCTAGCATCATTCTTCAATGATGAGTTTTCATCAGAATATGCCTTTATATTAGCAGCAGCAGTTGATAAGTCCTTTTTTAACTCTCTGTTATTATGGATTAGTATAGAGATAGAGGCAATTAATATAGCCCCTATCCCTATGACTATCCATTTTATTGTCTTATTTAACATTCAATACCAAGTTTAGGCATCAACATTATATACTGAAATCTCATTAGCATTTATAAAGATACTTCTAGGAATTAAAGGATTAGTACTATTTGTTGAAAACTCTCCTTTATCCTCACCATCAATTATCATGCCCAACCTATAATTTGAGACAGAGTGCAAATTAATACCTTCTGGTCTACTAGTCTTTAGTAAAAAGACACTTCCTCCATTTGGAACAGGAGGAATATCAGAACCTATTCCACCTTCAACAAATATATATCACGTTACATTTAATGTATCTCCAGTATTATTTATTAGTTTAAGTGTAGGGAAACCAGTAGATGTAGTAGCTGTATTATTTCCTAAACTACCATATATTGATACAGTGGTAAATCCTTTCTCTCTTAATTCCTTAAATGAGAATTTATAATAGTGCCACCCCATAACATCCTGATAGTGTTCATATGGCACATTATATTCTTGTCCTTCATCTTTAAAAGCAGTAATTTTTAAGGAATCAAATGGTATAAAGTCGGGTGAATTATATACCGCAACTCTATCACTTATATCACTAATATATCTTAAGATGTAAGTTTGTCCTGGCTGCATAGGAGGAGATGCTGTGTCTCCATTATACAGCACACCATATATCTGAATATCTGTATTAGTATTATTTGTAAATCTGACATCAGACCCTGGTATAGGGCTACTAGTAATTGTAGGTTCCCCCATCTGATATAGATACAACTAGACTTATGCTATGTAGAGCATCAGAACCAGTATAAGGTATGTCTATAGTACCTCCATTTAATATGGATTTAAACTGATTTATACTAGCGCCACTGATTTCACCCATTATATTTACATCTAAGAATCTGTTTACCTGAGCACCCGATGAAGTGCTGCCACTGCCTCTTGCTTTTATATATAATGTTATATTACCTCCTGAAGTGGAAGGATAAACTTCATCAATATAGACATCTTCATTTGCAGGTATATACCTATTAACACTATTTGCTCCAAAGACGGTAGTATCAATTGTAGCATCCATATAGTTATATACCCTCATTCCAATTGGGGTAGTAGCTACTCCAGGTCCTGAGGCAGTAGAGGTAGTAGTAGTTGGTGA